GAACTCGGCCTGGAAATGGAACTCGTCTGCGTCAATCACTGGCAGACGGCGATCGACACCCACACGCTGAACCACCCGAAGGCCCGGCACTTCGTTCAGGATATCGCGACCGTTCGGCCACACATCCTGGTGCCCGAGGGTTATCTAGACCTTCTGATGGCGTCGCCGACGTGCACCCACCACTCCAATGCGCGCGGCGGCAAGCCGACCTCGGACCAGCAGCGGAGCGATCCCTGGCACATCATCACGTGGCTGACCGAGCTTCGCGTCACCCGGCTGATTATCGAGAACGTCTGGGAGTTCACCAGCTGGGGGCCGGTCGATCCGAAGACCGGCAAACCTATTCAGGCGCGCAAGGGCGAGTACTTCAATGCCTGGATCGACACCCTTCGCCGGCTAGGCTTCGATCCGGAGTGGCGCAAGCTGAACGCCGCCGACTACGGCGACGCCACCACGCGTCAGCGCTTCATTCTGATGGCCCGCAGCGACGGCAAGCGGATCCGCTACCCGACGCCGACCCACATGCGGCGGCCCGACGAGGGCTTGGCGCTGTTCCCCACCGTGCAGCCCTGGCGCCCGGCTCGCGAGATCATCGACTGGAACCTCAAGGGCCGGTCGATCCTGAACCGCAAGAAGCCACTGGCCCCGAAGACGCTGGCCCGCATCTACGCCGGCGCCACCAAGCACAACTGGCCTGAGCCCTATCTGGTCATCCTGCGCAACCACATGGCGGCCCAGGGCCTCGACTTGCCCGTGCCCGCGATCGCCGCTCAAGGCACGCACATCGGTCTAGCCCAGCCGATCGCCCTCAACATGAAGAAGGGCGCGACCGCCAGGGACATGGATGCGCCCTTGTTCGCCCAGACGGCCGAGGCAAGTCACGTCGCCCTCGCTGAGCCCGTGATCATGAATGGCCGCAAGGGCAACCAGGCCAAGGGCGTCTCGGCGGCGCCGGTCCCGACCCTGGACACCAAGGGCGGAGTCTGGCTGGCCGAGCCGCTGGTCCTGTCTCAGCACAGCAGCGGCGTGGCGCGCACGTCCGCAGATCCGCTCCCGACGATCACGACCGGCGGCGCAGGAGCGGTCGAGCATCCCGACTGCGCGCGACCCATGCTCGTCGAGCCCTTCATCACCACCGTGGCCCACGGCAATTCGCCCGGCGATGCGACGGCCGACACCCGCCGCGTCAGCAGCGTGGACAACCCGTTGGGAGCTCTGACGGCCGGCGGCGGGCAGTTCGCTGTCGTCGAGCCGTTCATCCTTTCCCAGGCTTCGGGTGGTGTTGCACGCCAAACCTCGAGCCCGGTCCCGAGCATCACGACGGATGGCGCCCACGCACTGATCTCGCCCTACTACGGCTCCGGATCCGGCGAGACCTGCACCACGGACCAAGTCCCGCTTCCGACACTCACCGCCGTGGCCCGCTTCGGCGTCGTCGTGCCGGTCACCAACAAGAACGGCGGCCCTGGCCCTCGCTCCACGAACGAGCCCCTCCCGACCATGACGACGGCCAAGGGCGGCGAGTTCGCCATGGTCATGCCGGTGACGCACCACGACACCTCCAGTCGGGCCCGCGACGTCGACCAGGAGCCGATCCCGACCGCCACGGGCGCCAATCGGGGCGAACTTGCCTTCGTCACAGCTCAGTTCGGCGAGCGCGAAGGTCAGGGGCCGCGCACCCACGACCTGGTGCAGCCGGCGCCGACCGGCCTTACCCTGGGCAAGGGTGGTCTAGTCGAGGGCGTGGTCGAGGCCGTCGAGGGCCTGGAGGGCTACGACATTCTGTTCCGGATGCTGGAGCCGCACGAACTGGCCGCCGCGATGGGCTTCACCAGCGAAGACCAGGAATACGAGTTCGCCGGCACGAAGACCGACCAGATCAAGCAGATCGGCAACGCCGTCTCGGTGGCGAAGATGAAAGCCTGCGTCGGCGCGATCATGGCCGATGCGGTGCCGCGGCGTCGGGCCGCCAAGGCGACAGCCGCCGCGCCCGTTCACGCTGTTGCGACGGAGGCGGCATGACCCCCTCTTCTCCAGATCGCACCGCGCCATGTGACCGGCTAGCGGGCGAAAGGTCGGAACCGGCTGAACCCAAGGACAACGACATGAAAACTCCCACTCCTACTACAGGGATAGACCTGGATGGGCTGGCCACTGAGGCCGAAAATCTCGACTGGACTATTGATGAATATCACAGCGTTACGGGGCCTGACGGGCGCACCGTTGAGCTAAACGGCTTTGCGTCGGTCATGGCTGGCGGTGAACGCCAACGGGCTTCCAGGGCACGCACAAAGCTCATCGTGGACGTGTTGAAGGCGTTCCCCGCCACGGTCTCCGCTCTACGTGCGTCCCAACAGGTCGCCAAGGAACAGGCGGAAACCATCGGGGAACTGGTGGGGGCGCTGGAGGGATTCAACGTCAAGGGCGCTCAGATCGTCAGCGGTACGTCCGAGACCTTGACCGTGCGGCTACCCCTTGAAGTCATTGTGCGGGCCTCTGCCGCTGTCTCGCGCGCCCATACCCGCCCCTCTGGGGGAGATGCTGGTGGGGAGCAAAGCCAATGAGCGTCGAACCATGGATCATCGTCGCTGTGGTCAACAAAGACCTGTCGGCAGTAATTTTGAACTGGGGCGGCTTTCAGGGCGACACGTTTGACGGTGTCGGGTCGTGGGCCGAAGACGAGGGCCTGAACGTGCCGAAAGGTACTGCAAAGGGCGTCTACGCCGTTGAGCGCTGCAAGGTCTACGCAGACGAGGACAGCCTAGAAATCGACGGCGAGTGGCGCTTGATCGCCGAACTTTCCCCCGAGCCCCTATCCCCTGATACCGGGTCGGCTGATGGGGGTGTGGGGTGATGGGCGCGATATACCTTCAAGAAGACTTCAGCGACCTTCTCTGTGAGCGCAGCCTCGAATGGACGCGCCACACGATGCGGGATGCGCTGAGCGATTTTCGAGGCCACCTCAAGAGCGGCGTTGAGCCTTGTGTTGAGATTTCGTGGCCGAAGAACTGTAAGGGGCAAATCATCTACGCGCTCGGCGATATCGGGCCGCACAAAGACAAAGGCTTCCCGCCCCATAGTCTTCTTTGGGTTCTGCGCGGTTCTGGCGCTCTAGTCACCTGTCGAGGTGGCCCCAAGACGGCTCAGACAACTGGAACTCTGATTGCCTTCGACTGCCACAAGGATCACGAGCTTCGCTTCCGGAAGTCACGGCATGGAATCACCCGGCTGTGGTGTGCCTGGAACATGGACGCTGACATCCCGTGGACCGCCGCCTCTGCCCGGGAGGCTGTCGCATCGGCCCTCGCCACCCTCAAGGACTCCTGACCATGACCAACCAACACAGCACCACCGGTGAGCGGGAAGAGATCGCACGGCTTTTCCAAGGATCAGCCGTGAAGAACGATCACGGGGTTTTCGTGGAGCCGTTCGATGGCCCAACGGAAGACCTTGAATGGGAGGCATGGGCCTTCGCCGACACCATCCTCTCCCGCCCCTCCCGCATGGCCGCCTCGTCTGAGGGCTGGGTCTTGGTTCCGGCTGAGCCGACCGGGCCAATGATCGACGCCCCTCGCCGCATCATCCTTGATGATCGGATGCGAGACAACAACGGGCGGACCAAGGCTGGCGTCGCAGTAGACATTTACCGCGCCATGCTCGCCGCCCGCCCTGATGCCGGGCGAGAGGTGGAGCCCTGCTTCGAATGCGGTTCAACGGAGCGTATTGGAACGGCCTGCAAGCCCTGTAATCCCGAACTCGCCGCCTCTACCTCTCCAGTAGCCGTCCCTGTCTCAGAGGAGCTGATGAAGGCACTCGCGGGCTTCGGCGACGACTACATGACGTCGGAGAAGCACCCCCCCGATTACGTCCTGATCCCCGTCGCGAAGTTCGAACGCATCTGTGCCGCCCTGGGCCTGGAAGTGGGCACGGGGCCTAAGACCGTGATGGTTCGCGACACGGACAGCGTGTGCAAAACCTGCCGCTGGCGGGGCGATCACGCGCCCAATTGTGTCCGCAAGGATGAGCCCTGGCCCATGATCGAGGTTTCGGCCGACAGCCTTGAAGGTCGCGCCGCCCTCACCGCTGCTCTGGCTATACCGGATAAGGGGGTGCAGGGAGATCAGGGGGCCGCCCGAAGCCAGCCGTGCGCGGACGCAAGCGCGCTTGCCCCGTTCACCTCGCCCGATGGATGGGTCCTGGTTCCCGCCGAAGCTACAAACGACATGATGTCGGCGGCTATCGGCCAGGCCAGGGACCAGCTTCCGCATTCGAGCGGTCAGTTTGGATGGGCGCAGGCGCGAGCGGCGTACAGCGGCTTTCTCGGCGCGGCTCCCGATGTGAGTACGACGGTGGCGATCGCCGACGATTGGCGCTCACCAGATGAGACGCCACAGGTGCCGGTTGGCAGCGACGCCTACTTCATCGTGGCCGTTCATCGCGCGCACACGGGCAAGGTCCACACTTTTCCTGCCCTCTACCTGAACCAGATGGTTCTTAGGTTCGAGGACGAGGAGGATCGCGCCGTCACCGGCTGGCAGGAAGCAGAGGCCAACGACGACGGTGACGGCTCCCGCTACCTCCCGCTCGCAATTGGCGCGCGCGACAAACTGGTGGGTTGGCGCGACATGCCGAAGTTCACCCCTCGCGCGACCGCATCGACGACCTCGGCCAGCGGCAATGAGCAAGTCGCCGCAGAGGTGGTTCAACCGATCCGGAAGGCGCTTCCTCAAGACGTGATCGACCTCGTTATCGCGGCTCGGGTCTACGCCTATGAGACAGGCGACAGCGAAGCGTATGATGCCATTGACAAGGCCCTTGAAGCCTTCGCCTCGCGTGTGCCGTGGGAAAACGAGCCCGAGGACGCCTCCGATTCTACGGTTATGGGAGAGTAGGACATGGCGAAACTGACGCAAGATCGCCGCTACGTTCTGAGCCTATTCGAGCGTCTTGGGTACTGGGGATTTCCGCCGCGGCTTCACCTCAAGAAATGGCGCGACCAAGTCGATAAGGCGGTGCGCGCCGAGCAACTTGAGGCGGACGGCTACGGCCTCTTTCGCATCACACCCGCCGGCCGTTCTGCCCTATCTGAACAAGGGACCGAGACATGAGCGATAAGCCCTACCACCAAATGACCGACGCTGAACTGGCGCTGGCCGGATGCGAGTGGGCTGCTCGCGTCGAGGGCGCTGGCGGCTGGTCCTCCGCGTACTTCAGCGCCAAGCAGGTCGAAGCCATCTGCGCCATCGCGAACCGGCGCGGCCTCGGCTTCGTCAACCCCTACCCCATCAAGCGGGGCTGACCAATGAGCGACAAGACCGAAGACGTGGCCGCCCACGCTCGATACATTTCCGCGCGCCTTCGTGTGCTGCTGCCGTCCGGCGAGCCGCCATATCCCGCCGAAGTCGCCAGGGTGATTGATACCCTACTTGCCAGCCACGCCGCCCAAGCCGAGCGGATCGCGAGCCTGGAGTCCGGTATCCGCCTGATCCGCGCCACCGCCCAGGGCGACGGCCACGCGCACCTCATCGTTAAGGCGTGCGACAGCCTTATTTCAGGAAATGCCTCGGCATGAGCCCGGAGAATAAGGCGCTGATCGAGAGAGAACTTGGCGGCATGGTAGGGGTCACGAGCGTGTCATCTGTAGTCGAAAACTTCCCCAACGTTTTCGAGCGGCTGTTCAATGCCGTCAGAGCCGAAGAACGGGCGCGGGCCGACACGATCACCCCCGCCATGATCCAGGCCGCGCAGAATCGCGTCCAGGGGGCAGACGAGGATATGTACTCGGCGATCTACCGGGCCATGCGGGGCGCCGCCTATATCTCCGACAACCAGGGAGATCACCAATGACCCCGTGGCGCTGGTTTGCCGGCCATCCTGGCGAGTACAATTACGATATCGCGTGCGACTGCGCTTCCCGCGAGGAGGTCATACGCCAAGCCATGCGCGAGCTTAGGTCTGGAGACGCGTTCCAGATCATCGAGGCACGGTCCAGCGAGGACATCAAACATGAGGGCTCCGATTGTGTGCCGTTTCTGCGCACCCGGAACCATGAAATCCTGACCGCTGGCCCCTCTCTCACCGACAACCAGAGCCAGGACGGCGCCCAATGACCCGCCAGTCCACCGCAGCCGACATGCTGACCCGCATGCCCCGCGCCAAGGCCGTAGAGCGGGCCACCTACATCGCCGAGATGCACGCCGGGCAAGCCGACTGCGCCGCCTACTGGAGGGGTGTAGCGGCGATCCTGGAGGGGTCCAACGATGTCGAGCCGTCCGCACCTGCCGAAGAGGACGTGTTTTCGTTTAGCGCGACCGTTAAGGCGCGAATGGGGAGGAGCGGGTGATGATGCGCGGCAATGACGATCGTCTTGACGGCGCCGAGGCTATAGCGGCCTATCTCGGCGGAAGCTGGAAGCCGCGCAAGGTCTACCAGGCGCGCGAGGAGGGGTGGACCATCCCGATCCGGCGGCGCGAGGGCGCGGGTGTCTACGCCTTCAAATCCGAGTTGGACGCGTGGTTTCATGCGCCAGAAACGCTGCCGGCGAAGTCCGCCTAGGGGGGCACATGGCCAACGTTCGCAAGGTCAAGCACCCATCGGGGGAAACGGCCTGGCGGGCGACGATCAAGACCCTGGACGGCAAGCGCAAGTCCAAGAACTTCCCGCGCAAGGGCGACGCTGATGCGTGGGCCAAGAAGAACGACGGCGCCGGAGCAACCGGATCGGCCGACATGACGGTCAAGGGCTTGGCTCTGGACCACAATAGATGGTTCGACGGCCTTGTAAAATCGGGCGAGCGCTCGCAGCGCACCCTGGACGGCTACGACAGTCACCTGAAGGTGCACGTCGCCTTCGACCCGATTGCCGCCCTTACGCTGGCCAACCTCTCCGCGCCTGACGTCCAGCAATGCCTTGACCGCCTAGTCGCCAGCGCGTCGGCCGAGACTGCGCGCCGGGTCAAGACGACCCTTTCCGCGTGGTTCGAGCACGGCCAGCGCAACGGCTGGCTGACCAACAACCCAGCCGAGGCCGCCAAGGTCGTCGCCAAACGTCGGCGCAAAGGCGGATCGAAAGTCGAAATCCCGCCGAAGGCTGATCTGCAGGCGCTGTTGCGCGCGGCTCCAGAGGGTGAGCGTGGCGAGCGCGACGCGGCCGTTGTCTATCTGCTGATGTTCGGCGGCCTACGCATATCTGAGATGTTGGGCGCCGCGGACTCGGCTCTTGATCTTCGCCGGCCAAGCCAGGACGGATCTGGCGGGGGCGGTCTGATCGGAATCCGCGAGCGGCTATGCAGCCGACACGTCACCCTTGGCGAGACCAAAAGCGAGGACGGCGAGCGCGATGTCCCTCTAGGCCCATCAACTGCCGCCGCTCTACGTGCGTGGCGCGTAGCAAGGGGGCCTGTGGCGGCTGAGACGGTTATGGGCGAGCGTGTGACGGGGCGCCTGTTTCCGCCGCCTCCTGGGCTTCGCCATGGGCCGTTCTGGAGCTATTCCGACTTCCGCCGCCTGTGCTGGAACCCGATGCTCATTCGTGCGGGATTGGGCGGTATCGTCGAGAAGGGCCGCTTCAAGCGTCAAGCCGTCGATTTCGGACCCCACACCCTGCGCCACGTCTACGCCAGCATCCAGATCGAAAGCGGCGTCACACCCAAGCGGCTGCAAAAGCTCATGGGTCACGCGACCCTGGCGATGACCATGGATCTCTACGGCCACCTCTGGACCGACGCCGAGGGTGATCAGGCCATGGCCGAGGCCTCTGAGCGGGTGATTACCCATGCCCCGCGTCCGTGATTGCCACGGAACGCCTGCCGAACATCGCGGCGCTCGCGCGGCGTTCGGAGTGTGGCGGAGCGCGACGGAATACGGCGAAACCTCAAGGAATTCAACGGAACGCCAAATCTAGGCGTTCGATAGATCGGAACGCCGCAAAGCCTTATGCAGCAAGGAAAAAAGGTGGAGGCCCGGCCCGGAATCGAACCGGGGTGCACGGATTTGCAATCAGCGCGACCTTGGGGGATTTCAACGACTTGGCGGTTCGCGGCGCTCTCCCGGCGTTAAGCGCCTAGCCCTTGGACTTCTCGCGGCGCTTGATCTCGCGGTCGATGGCGGTGCGGATGAAGGCCAAGCGCTTCTCCCCGGGCAGCAGGACGGCGTCGATCTTGTCCTTTGTGCCAAGGGGCATGAGGAGATTCAAGTTCTCGCCGATGAACTGCTTCGGAGCCATGGGGCGCGGGGTAGCCTGTACATTCATGTTGGTCAACTAGCGGCTCCATCGATGTACATTCCTATTGACGAAGAATGTACATTCTCTATGGTTGGTTTGCAAGCGGCGTGAGGCCGCGCGGAGATGTTGATATGCAATTGGAAACCATCATTCGTTGCGGCGGTCAGAGCATTTCCGTTCGCGCCGAGCCCTACGCCACCATCGACGGGCATCGTGTCCTCGTCGGCATCTCGCACGCCCATTCGGAAGAGATCGGCGATGCTCGCTTTCAGATCGATGACGAGCAGCGGCGAGCCCTCATCGCGGCCTTGCAATCCATTCCCTACGCGGCCGACGCCTAATCAAGACGCTGGAGTTTCTGAGATGAGCAAATACCCGACGCCCGCGCGCGAAGGCCACTGGTGGGCCAAGCTGAAATTGGCCGAAAACCCCGACGACAACTCGCCCGATTGGGAGGTCGTGCAGGTATTCGACAACAACGGTGAGGGCGAATTTGCGTTCATGGCCTCCGTCCCCGGCATCGCGAGCGGGCAACGCCTGGACGCCTTCGTGTGGGGACCGCCGGTTCATAAGCCGGAAGGGCTGCGCTAGTGGCCGCCTCCGACCCCGCCAAAGACGTCGAGCTGGTCTACAAGGCCGCTGACGCTGTTCTCGCTGCCTATAAGGCTGTGAACCTCGTCCCGTTCGGCAAGCGGACCGCACTGGACACACTGCTCGATGGGAGGGTGTTTCCCGGCGACTTCGACGACATGGCCAAGAAGCTGAAGGCGCTCGCCGACGAATGGCAGTCGGAACTTGATGCGGAGGTCGAGCCCTTCGAGTGCCCGCGCGGCGACACGCAGTGCTCGTGCTCGTTCCCCTGCTAACCCCACCCCCAAGGCGGAAGTCCCGCTAGAACTGGAGAGAGATATGGACCTTCAAAAGCTTGTCGATGCCATCAGCGCCACCGGTCGCAAGGAGCGTGGTCGCTATCACCTGACCTTGGGAAAGGCGATTGCCTTGTTGGAGGAGATCGATTCCACAACGCCGATGGCCGATCCCATTGGAGAGGTCGAAAGCTATCGCGGTTACTATTCCGACCTGTCCTTCGACGTCATGTCGGCCGCCCCGAAAACTGCTGGTCAGGTCTTGGCAGATCTGCGCGCGGCGCTGGGCGCAACTTTCGAGGGCTACAAGGGTGGTGATTTCGTGATGGACAGCGATACCCCACTATGGGTCTCGGCCTACGGAAGCGCCTCGGGTGACGCCGTCATGGATTTTACCGTCTCGGACGGCAGGGTCCATGTCGTGGTCAGAAACATCGACTGACCCCTAACCACCCCCAACGCGGCACTAGCCGTATGGAGAGAGACCTTGGAAGAACAGAATATGGCCGCCCGGACCCTCCGCGACGAGTTCGCGATGGCAGCCCTAGCGACTGTCGCCGCCTCGTTCATCGGAGGTGGCTGGTCTAACCCGAATGAGTATCAAGTCAACCAGATGGTAAAAACGGCCTATCAAGTCGCTGACGCCATGATGAAGGCCCGCGAACAATGACCACTCCAGACAAGGCAGGAGAGGATCTTGGGGAGGGGTGCAGCGCCTCCCGGGACCCTCAGGACCGCCCCAGCGGCTCGCGGGATGAGGCCGACGCCCCTGCGACGGCTGCGCTCGCCCCCATCGGAGACGCCCTGCGGAGCCGCCTCCACGACTACGCCATGTTCGCCTCCACCCTTGGGCCGCGCCGAGCCCTGCTCGACGTCTATGGCAACGACGCGATGGAAATGGCCCGTGACGTCATGACGGCCATCGCTCCTCGCGCGGCCGCATCGACGACGCCGGCCAGCGGCAATGAGGAAGTCGCCGCAGAGGTGGCGCAACCGATCCGGAAGGCCACGTGGAAGCTGGTCCCGGTTGACGACGGCGCCAGATCCTTCTCCGACAGCGGCTTGCCGAGGGCCATGATCGACGCCGGCCTCGCCGTTTGCGACCAGCGCGACAACGACAACATGAACTATGTCGCTGGCGTGACCACGGACTGGGACGACGGCATGGTCTGTGTCGCGATTTATCGCGCCATGGTCGCCACATCCCCCTCCCCGGAGATTCCCGACAACATGGTGGAGCGGGCGGCTCGCGAATTGGCGTTGCTTCAATTCGAAGAGGGGCGGGCTCCAGGTGGATACATGCACCTTGACGACGACCTGACTGCTGAAGCGGCGGCCTACGTCGAGGCTTCATGGGTGCATTTCGAACCGGAAGCGCGACGGGTTCTTGCCGTCGCCCTTACTGCTGCTCTTACTCCTAAGGAGGCCTGATAGATGGCCGCCCTGACCTATTTTGATCCCCGCAACAGCATGCCCGGCAAGCGCTGGCGCTACCTCGTTCAAGAGGATGACGCCGTCGCGCCCGTCGTGTTCGATGGTGGATGGTACTTCACCAGCCGCTTGGAGGCGGCTGAGCATTGCCGCCGCCTGGAGCGGTCCAGCGGAGGTCGATACCAACTCACTGACCGAGCCCGCCTTCCCGCCCCTCCAGTAAAGGACTGAGACCCTATGGCTATCGACATAGAAGCGCTGGAGGCTGAGAATGTCCAGCTTCGCTCCGACTGCGAATGGGCGGACGTCCAGCGCCAGCAGAACTTGGATTGGGCCAAGACCGCCGAAGATCGCGCCGCCGCCGCCGAAGCCCGCGAGGCTGAGCTAATCGCCCAGCGCGCGGCCCTGGTAGAGGCGGCGCAACTGGCGTTTATCCAAGAGGTCGGCCTGAAGCTGGCCATGGATGTTCAGCGCAACGGATGGAATTGGCCAGACAGTGCGCCAGAACGCGTTTCGATCGCGGCCGAAAGGCTTCGCGCCGCGCTTCAGCTTGCAGGGGTGGAGATGTGAGCGAGCCGACGATCTATGTCGTGATGCGGCGGGACCTCGGTATGCGGCGCGGCAAGGAGATCGCCCAGGCCTGCCATGCGGTGCTTGGTCTGGGTGCCTCCGATAGCGGTCCACTGATCGGGCTTCAGGTCGCCGACTTCAAAGGCCTCCAGGCGATCCTGGAAGAAGCCGAGGAGAACGGTGTCGGCTATTACGCTGTGCGCGACGCTGGCAGAACCGAAATTCCGAGCGGCACGATGACCTGCGCCGCTATAGGCCCGGTCCAAAAGGGACTCCTCGATCGCCTTTCGGCGGCCAAGCTGTACTAGCCGCTCATCCACGATCCACAACCGGCTTTGCTGATCGTCAGGTGGGGTTTGGTGATCCACAAGGTGGATGAGGAGCGGCGCCGGATGACCGCCTTACGCCGCCACCCGCATCGCATTAGCGGCGGCCAGGTAGATCATCTCGCACGGCTTTGGACTGCGATTGCCCTTGGCCACGTTGCAGCAAGCGTGCGCGACAAGAAGATTCCCGGACCGTCGACCGCCCTTGGAGTGAGGTACGACATGGTCCAGCGTAGGCCATAGCAGGGCATGGCCAGGGTACCATTCCGATCCGCACAGATAGCAGAGGCCGTTTTGGATCTTGGTGAGTTGCTGAAGGATGTTGGGCGGCTTAGGAAAGCCTGCCCGGCCCCGATTGCGGTTGCTCGTCGCCTTCGTCTTCGTGGGCATTGGCGCGGGCGGGTCGTCAGCAACCACGCACACCGCGAACCGGCGCGTTTCCCCGTATACAGCCCGCAACACCCGAGAAGCGCGACGGGAGCGGCTGAGAGAGGCGAAGTACGGACGCATGGTGCTGGGCTTCAGGTCGGCCACCGTCTGGCTCTTTGCGCGGTTGATGAGAAGTAAGGGGCGGCCCCTGGTCGCTGTCACTGGATTTCCAGCTACCCGCGTTTTCTCCAGCGCATGCCGCCCCTGGTGCAGCACTACACCGGATCGAGCCGGTTCGCGCCACGGTACGCTACTACGCCAGGCCTAGGAACCCTGGCGGCCTCCGGAGAGGTCTTAGTGCTGCGCCCCGGCGGACCTGACGGCATCGGCGACGAGGGGGCCTATTTGGTCTCTGGCTTCCACATTTGAGCAGCCAGTTGGTTGTCGTAAGGACACCCCTTCCGCAGCCCGACCAATATAGCGCGAGACCGCTGGAATCTCTAACCATTTCATGGCAAAGTTCGGGGATGGAACAGCGCCTCTCTGACCTTCTTGCCCGCGCCGTCGCCTACGTGAACAGTCTCACGCCGGAAGAGCGCGATGAGATGGCCCGGCGCCAGATCGCCAGTTCCGTGAAGGCCATGCGTGAGCGCCACGCGGCCGGAGATTTCGAAGATGCGACCGTTCAAATCGTGCTGCGCTGAAACGCAGAAAAGGGCCGGACCACCCTGAAGGATGGCCAGGCCCATGGTTTAACTCAAGACGACAAGCTGGACTGTGATCCAGTCAGATGCTAGTTTCGCCTCCATGATCCTTCGACCGCGACCCTGACTGCACTGCCCAACCCGCTTTTGCGGGCGTGACTGTGTGTAGCTCAGACAGGTCAGAGTACTCGTTTTGGAAACGAGGGGTCGCGAGTTCGAATCTCGCCACACAGACCAATCCAACCCGATTTCCCATGCAGTGCGGGTGATCGACTAAAGGAGACGGCGAATGCAAGTTTTTCAGGGCGCCCGTGGCGGCCTCATCAAAGCGTGGATCGACGGGGTTCAAGTCGAGACCCAGGCCCGCGCTCAGCTCGACAATATCGCGGCGATGCCGTTCATTCACAAGCACGTCGCCATCATGCCCGACGTACATTGGGGCATGGGTGCGACCGTGGGGTCGGTGATTCCCACCAAGGGGGCGATCATCCCAGCCGCCGTGGGCGTAGATATCGGTTGCGGCATGATGGCCCAACGGACCACCCTCACGGCCTCCGACCTTCCCGATAACCTATTCGGCCTCCGTACAGCAATCGAGCAGCGCATCCCGCATGGTCGCACCGACAATGGTGGCGCCAACGACCGCGGCGCGTGGGGCAGCGTCCAAAAGGGCGCGGACTTCCTGATGAAGGGATCGCTTGGCCGGGATCTCGCCGAGATTGTCGCCAAACATCCGAAGATCGCCCAGGCCTCTCAACGGGCTCCGGCTCACCTCGGCACGCTGGGGACCGGCAATCACTTCGTTGAGGTTTGCCTGGATACCGAAGATCGCGTTTGGATCATGCTGCACAGCGGTTCTCGCGGCATTGGGAACCGGATCGGCTCGTACTTCATCGAGCGCGCCAAGGAAGAGATGCGCCGCTGGTTCATCAATCTTCCCGATCAAGACCTCGCCTACATCCCGCAAGGCTCTGAACTTTTCGGCGACTACATGAAGGCGCTGTCATGGGCGCAAAGGTTCGCTCGTCACAATCGCGAACTGATGATGTCGGCTGCGCTGGAGGCCCTGTCGGTCACTGTGCCGAAGGCCTTCACATGTGACTGTGAGGCTGTGAACTGTCACCATAACTACGTCTCTCAGGAGCGCCATTTTGGCTCCGAGGTCATGGTGACCCGAAAGGGCGCGGTGCGGATTACCCCCGACGATCTAGGGATCATCCCGGGCTCGATGGGCGCCAAGTCGTTCATCGTGCGCGGCAAGGCAGGATCGCCGCTTATGGAATCGCTGTCGTCGTGCTCGCACGGCGCCGGCCGCGCCATGTCCAGAACTGAGGCCAAGCGCCGGTTTTCGCTTGAGGACCATGCCGAGGCCATGGTTGGCGTGGAGGCTCGCTTGGACGCGGACGTGATCGACGAAACGCCGGGAGCCTATAAGCCGATTGACGACGTGATGGCCGCGCAGGCCGACCATGTCGAGATCGTCCATACCCTGAAGCAAGTTGTCTGCGTCAAGGGCTGAAACGACAAAAAGCGCCCACCGATCCAGAAGGACCAGCGGGCGCGGTGTAGCTCAGCCGAGGCGAGCGGTCAGGGCGTCGTGTCTGGCGCCTTGATGGTCTTGTCGTAGAGTGCGGCCTGACGAGACCAATAGTCTTGCCAGGCGATCACGGTTTCAGCGTTGGAGAGGCAGGCTCCGGCGTTGGCGATGTCGGTTTCTGCGAGCTGAGCGTCCGCATAGCCGCTGGGGGCTGCATCAGGGCGGCCGGCGGGATCGGGAACGCGGGGCACACCAAGGATGGCGGCGTCGTGCAAGCGCACAAAGCCGACGCTGAGAGACCCGCGAGTAGGATCGGACGGAACTGCATAGGGAACCTCCTTGGTGAGGGTTTGTGTGACGGTGCGGATCTCGACCTTGCGGGTGTCGAGCTTCTGCCCGACGTCGGCGCTGATCGCCGTTGCCGCCTTCTCGACCTTGGCGACGTGCTGGACGGCCTTGGCGACCCGCTTGGCCTCCGCAGCCTTCTCAGCCCCCTCCCCAGCCTTGTAGCCCTCCGCACGCACGGCGAAGAGCATTCCACCGACGAGGATGGCGAGACAGACCCACCGGCCGATCGGGGACTTCAGGAAGGACCAGATGGCGGAGAGGGCGATCATGACCAACCTCCAGCTTGCAACGCCGCTTGGAAGTCCAGCGCATAGCCGGCGATGTCCTGCGCTCGGTCCTGGCCGTTGATGATCCTGCGGGCCTCCACGAACTGGTTGCGCGTGGCCGGCGCGAGGCTGGGCAGGTAGGTCTTCAGGCTTCGGCCGGTGAACCAGCCTTCGGACATGCCCCGCACCATGATCGCGGCAGCAATGGCGTCGTTCATGGCCAGGTCTGGATTGTCGATCAAGGGTTGGCCGACTTCGCGAGTGGCGCGCGCGAAGTTAGACCGGCCGGTTAGCTGGACGTAGCCCCGGCCCGCGTACCTGGCGCCGTCGCCGATCTGGGTGTTACCGAGCCGCGCCGCGACATCAGGCCGTCGGCCGCTGATGTCGTACATTCGGCGGAAGTAGTCCTCGCCGCCGATCTCCTTGACCGGCTGCATGGTGTGAGCGGTTTCGTGGTAGGCCGTGGCCAGGGCGTAGGCGGTGTAGGCGATGGGCCAGCCCGCGACGCCAGCGGCGGCCGTGATGACGTTCAGCCCCTCGACCTCGCCAGGGCTCAGCACAGGGCCGAGCATGTCATTGGTCCGCAGGTAGTCGAAAAAGGCTGGGGCCTTGGTCAGGGTGGTCACGGCTGCGCCTCACCCGTCGCGGTTGTCGCCTTGGCGATCTCGACATTCGCGGCGTGCTTGCCGCCCTGGATGACCTCCCAGGCCTTGGCGCCGTAGAGGGTGGCCAGGATGCCACCAGCAGCGGTGATGAAGATCGCCGCGGCCGTGGCGTCCGGCCCGATCTTGTCGGCCGCCTTGATCAGGGCGACGTTGAACCCGTAGGTGGTTCCGATGATGGCGATCGGCCGGGCCAAATCGCCAACAAAGCCCTTGATCTGTTCCATGACCGTCGGGCGCGGGAACGGCGCATTGACGGGAGTGTCGGTGGGTTCGGTCATTGTTGCGGCTCCGCTAGGTGAAAGACGCCGCCCTTGCCGGTGGCGATGTTGGCGAGCTGGCGATTGACGCCCTGCATGGTGCGGCCCAAGCTTTCGAGCTCTTTGACGGCGTGCTCGACTTGGACTTCCAGCCGCGTGACTTTCTCCGAAAGGCCGGCCTCGCGATTAGCGTCACGTTCGAGGTTGGTGATCCGTTGCGACTGCTTGCCGAGGAAGTACGAAAACGTGGCCCCGTAAGCGCTCATCGCGACGAAGAGGCCTGCGAGCGAAATCCATGCGCTAGGCGGCATTTACAGGCTTCCTTCGGATCGGAGGTTAGATGGCGTAGGCGCGGATCAGGAGAGGGCAGAGCCGAGGCCCGGCGGGGATTGGCCGCGCCGGGCGGTAGAACTGGATCGACGGTTGGGTCACAATTCGCGGCTTGAACCGCACCACCCGCGCCGGGCGCCGCAGGATCTGGACCACGGCAGCGATGTCGACGGCCAAGATCTGGACCCAATAGAAGCCGTTGACGACTTCGTGGTAGCGTCTCGGGCTTGGCTCGAACTGCCAGTACCAGATGTGTGCCCCGAGCTGGCAGACCAGGGCCGACCAGAACACGAGGCCCCAGACCGAGAACCGCCGCAGCAGCATGAACAGCAGAACTTCGGTCCAGACGAAATCTGTCCCGAAATAGTTGAGGAAGTCGTTTGGCGGGGCGTGGGTCAGGACCAAGACCGTGCTTTGGACCCAGGAGAAGGCGATGATCCCGCCGCCGACCATCAACTGCGGCCGGCGGCTGAAGATCGACAGGGCCAGGGTGTTCGTCGCCAGGACAAGATAGACCTGGCTCCAGAAGGTCATGGCCTAGTCGGGTTTGGCGCCGCCGGAGAGGGTCGTGACCTGTCCCCTGGCCAGAAGGGCGCGCTGGAGTTGGTGCAGCACGAAATGCAGCAGGCCGATCAGGTGATGGACCTTCGGCGGAAGCAGCGGATTGGCGGCGGCGCGACGCTCGATCTCAATGATCAGTTCGTGCGCGTCGGCCTGAAGCTGAGCGTTGGTCATTTCGGATTTGGACATGGTGGTCTCCAGGCATGAAAAAGCCCGCCGGGGTGAACGGCGGGCCTTGTAAAATGGTCGAGAACAGATGCCGTCAGCCGGCGAGTTTCAGCCCCGCAAGTTCGTTGATGAGATCGGGGATTGACCGCGCGTCACCATCGAATTCGCGGATGCGGCCCGAACTCCTCAGCACCTCAAGCTGATCCATGAATCGTTCCGGGTCATCAATGCTCAACGGACCGATGTCTGAGACCTTGTAGCGCCACCAACGCGAGGCCAGCAGGCGCTCAATCACCCCGTCGTCGAACCGCATCCGGATGAGTTTCGCCGGGTTTCCGCCGACGATCGCATAGGGCGGCACCGACTTGGTGACGACAGAGCCGGCGCCGATCACGCAGCCCGTCCCAAGGGTGATTCCACGGGCTAGCAGGACGTCCTGGCCAATCCAAACGTCATTTCCGATGACAGGAAGGTCGTTACGCCCGGCTCGGGACTCGACCTGACGAGAGCGCAGGCCCACGCCATTATCCCGCAGGCACGCGCCAAACGGGCCAAAGCCGGTGTCATAACTGAACGACGATGTCGAGACGAAGGACAGCGGATGGTTGGGATCTATGACCCGTACCGAGTGCGCGATCGAGCAATAGCGCCCTATGGTGATTTCCGGCGGAAGGCCGCTCCACGTGTAGCTGAATGACCCAATGTTCGGGATTGAATTCCCGCCAAGCACAGCGGCGTAGCGCTCGACGACTCCACACTCATCAACCTGGATCACGTCGCCAGTCGAGAGACGCGATTGGCCCGACTGATCGAAGAACAGCCGATGCCGCCGAAACGCCTCAATGTGCTGGTCGGTGACTTGGATTTGCATGCCACTACTTACCACAACCAACCCTGAGTAGCTATCCGTTTCTGCTGATCTCGCGGAAACTCGCCGCGTCCCGACTGAACGAGATCATACCACGTCCCGTGGAGGCGAACGGGACGCCGGAGACGCCCAAGGTGATGTTTCCAGCCGAAGCCGCTGCATCGCGAACCGTGATCACATCCACCAACCGCAGCCGGAATTCCCGGCCATACCAGTCGTGGGTCAGCGCCAAGTTGTCGATCGGCGTGGCGCCGAGATTGATCTGGTATTCCGCGAGCGTACCACCAAGCGTCGTCGTTGTGGCCGACGTCACGAACTGGGTCGTAGTCCCCTGGAACTGGAAATCGACCCGATAGTTGTTCGCCGCCGAGAGGCCAGTCTGGAGTGCTGCGCCGACAGTATCGAACTGGATGTTGATCGTGTGGCCGGCGTTGGCGGCGGCAGAGTTTTTCACCACGTAGCGCATCTGATCGACGGCCCCGAAATATCGGCCGCGAAGCGCGGTAGTGTCGATCAAATAGCCGCCCTCCGACCTGGAGGCGTCACCGGAGACCGTGATGCTGAAGGTGTTGTTGACGCCCTCGTCCCACCCCGCATAGACGTCATAATCAGCGGTATTCATGTTCGGGAAATCGAAGGTGCAGTTCTGACTGTTCACCCCCGCGCGGCAGGCCGCCATGTTGATCCCGCCGCCAGAAGATGCGGCGCCGCGGCCATCAGACCATCCGCCCTGAATGAGACACCCAACAAAGTTGTCGACCCGTACGGTTCCGGCGAACGCGTGGCCGGCCTCGACGTCAAGATCGTAGGCGCGGCAGATGGTATTGATCGACCGGTTGGCCAGGGTGCCCTTCATGTAGAGCCCGTAGCCGCAATGGTCGTAGACCTGAACATTGCGCCACTTGAAGGCCTGGCAGCAGTCCTCCAGCACGAAAACGCCCTGGTCCTGAGGGCTGGGCGTCGACAGATGGCTACCAGCCGCCTTGTGGTTGGAGAACCACACATCCTGGCATCGCATACCCAATGTACCGGGGTTGTTTGTGCCGCCGAGCGCCCAGACGTGCTCTCGGGTTAGGTTCTGGCTATAGTTTCCGTCGAAGGTGCCATAGAGGACATACTTCAGCTCCAGCCAACGGTCGGCCTTGTTGTCGCCATAGACATAGCAGCGGTCGCAGCCGAAATTGAAGATGTTGCGGAACCGGATCGTGGCCGAATAGTCGCCCTCGACCGCGCCATGGTTCGCCAGGCTTCGGGTAAACGTGATCGACTGGAAATAGACGTTGGCGCGCACCGCCGACGTGCCGCCAACGTCGAACTGGTACTGGGCCGAGGTGGTCAGATTGAAGGTAGCCGCTGCTTGACCGGCCGGGCAAGAGAACCACACGCCATCGCGGTCGATCGTCACGGGCGTATGATTATACACCACCCCAGGCCGCAGGTTGATCACCACGTTTTGCGGGTAACTGGCCAAGATGCGATCAATGGCCAGCTTGTAGTTTCCGCTATCCCCGGGCAGCACGTAGGATTCCAGATTGACGTTCAACGCCACTAGACGGGCGATTTCAGCGCTGGAAAGGTCGATCTGCGCCTGAAGCTGGTTTACCTGTTGGTTGATGTAGGAGAGGTTTTGGGCGCCCCCGTCGATGGTGACGTCGATGTCCTCGCCGCCCAGCGAAACCACGATATCGTCGCTGCCCTGGCGGTAGCTGAACCCAGTCGGCAGGACGCGGAACAAGCCGCCCGCGAGCTTATCTGTGACGGTTTCATCTGGCGAAGTCAGAAGGAGGTCGTAGCGCAGCAACGCAGGCACGGTCGGGTCGTCCGAGACCGGCAGAAGCGCCAGGTCCTCCTTGGTGATGTTTACCGTCAGGATGTTGCCCAGACTCAACGTCTCCGAGCCGTTGGCGTTGGAGATCGCAATCACACTGAGCAGCAGCGCGCCACCCACAGCCTCATAGACGTTGAAGACGCACGGATAGCCGGTCAGATCCTGGATTTCTGGAAAGATGTACCGACGCAGGAAGTCGGCCCCGCGAGGAGCGTCTAGGGAGCAAGACATGCTTGGGGGCCTCATGCGAAAACCCCGCGCCGGTCGGCTGCGGGGTTACGGGCGGTGTGGGGTAGTGCGAAGCGGCCGGGTTTCGGCTATGCTTGGGGAATGCACTCAGACAGGAAGCCGCCGCCGATCATCGACGCCGAGTTCGAGGTGATCTATCCGCCGCCAGGTGATCCGTCGCCGTCTTGGATTGAGCGGCAACTCATGAAGGTGCCGATGGCGTTTTGGATCATCACTGCTCTGGCGATCGCATCCGGCGCTAGGGTTGCTCACCAGTAAACACTGGTGGGATTTGCACACGGATACGCATCGGAGGCGGCGGTAGCGGCATAGGCTTTGCGGGACCAAGGCCAAGTTCGACAATGGCGGCGCGCTCGGCATCCGTAAGCGTTCCGCCGTTGAGAACCTTCTGCATGATGGCCTTCACGACGCCAAGCTTCGATGTCGGGATGCTTCCAAGTTCTGCATCGTCAGACAGGTTGAGCGCAGACCTTGAGTTCACGTTCGGGTCGACAGAGTTAGCCGTTCCCATCCGGTGCGCTTCGTTGGCCAGAGCTTCTTGATAGCGCGCGGCTTCGTCCGGACCAAAGGTGGCCGCAAGGTTCCTGGTCGTATTTTGCGACCCCATGGCGTTGATGTTGCCGACCGCGCCGGGCTTGGCCGCGCCAAGATATTCCTCGATGGTGCGAGCCGCCGAGGCTCCGGTCTGGTCCATGCGGTCCGGCTGGAGGCTGGCTTCGTAGGGCGCCGGCTTGCCAAGCACGCCCTGTCCGGCCTCGACCGCAGCCTGGTCGCGCGTCAAGCCACCGATCTCCTGCCTCGCCGAACCAATGGACGCTACCGTTTCAGGGTTGAACAGCGCACCAGAAAGTTCCGGGTTGCGAGTTTGGAAGCGGTTGAATTCGTCGCCGAACTTCGCCGTTCCAGCATCCTTGGACAGCAATCGGCCGGTCGCTTCCTGTCTCAAGGATTGGACCGGGATGGACTTCTCGCCAAGTGTTGAGATGATACGGCGAAGGTCCCTGGTTGCATCCGCGCTCGGAGCAACGCCATTCCGGCCCAGAATGAGGTTGGAGGCGTCCTCCGGGGCCACAGCATTTGCCCGGCCCGCGCCGTGGCGGGTCTGGTCGGTTAGTTGGTGGATGATGTCGTCGCCCTCGAACTGTTGTCCAAACTCCCGCCGCAACCCGATGGCCTTACGCCACAGGCCCACAACATCTGGATCGCCCGTCACTACGCCGCTATCGACCACTTCGTCGATGTGTTTGTCCAGGGCCTGAGATGCGCGGCCGGCGGCGGCCCCCTCGACAGGATCGGCGCTCATCCGAAGATTGCTGAGCTTGGATCGAAGGTCGAACAGGTCGCGGATCGTCGGGGCATTCATCCTGTCGAGATCGGATAGGGCCGACGTGACGCGCGGCACGGCGTCCGGCGCGAAATCTCGCACCGACTCTCGGACGCCAGCGGCGATCTTTGGAAGTTCGGATTTTGGCAGGTGCGCGGCCTCCGGCGCAGCAGAACGGGCGTCCGCATAAGCGCTATTGACGGCAGCCTTGGCCGCAGTCGCGCGCGCGTTGAGAGCGTCCGATACAGCAGCCCCACCTTGACCATACTGGAAATCCGGGGCTTGACCAGCGGTGCGGACGCGATCCGTCAATTCGGAGAGCATCTGCGGAACGGTGCGCTGGTCCGGAGTTAGCTCGGCCGTGCGATTGATGACGCGAGGCTGCAGGTTGCGCGCGATATCGGCCCGGTAGGTCTTGACCGCGCCTTGGGCGGGACCGGACTTCAGCGCAGCGCCGCGAAGCAGGCCGATAGTCGCCGTACCGCCACTCGGAAGTTTGGCCACCACATCCATCAGCGTCGGGTCCGATGCTCCAGACGCTTTCCAGGCCTGGGTGATCTTAGTGATTTCCTCCGGCGTCGCACCATCGATCCGCAGCTTTTCGGCGAGGCGCTTTGACGCTTCGGTCGCCGGGTTTAGCAGCCGGCCGCCTGAGGCGTTGTTCGCGGCTCGCACAGCGGTCTTGAGGACGGGAATGTCGGCGATTTGGGGCACGCCACTAATTCTCGCGCTGGCTCCAAGGCCGCCAAGAATACCGCCAGCGGCCCGTGCGTAGCCAGCGACCTTATCACCAGCGCCGAGCCCGCGAGCGAGGTCTTCGGCTCCCTGAGCACCGATCCCGGGGAGGACAACGTTGGCCACACGCGCAGCAGTGGACCCCGGCACAACGGCTGCCGGCGCCATTTCGGCGATTGAACCGGCATAGCGCCCGACTGTCGTCTTGGCCCTGTAGTTCGGATCAACGCTTCCCGCCTTCACCGGCGGCGGGGCTGGAATGGGCTGAACCACTCGGGCGGCGGGATGTTTGCCCCGCACGAGCTGGACGAGGTCTCCGATTTGGTCTGCCGTGTCAGCAGCTTGGCCAATCATCCGGAGTGGATTGGCGTTGGCGGTTCCGCCCTTGATCTGATCGGAGAAGCCGCGCGCACCTCGAATTAGGCCGCCCTGAACGGCGTTCTTGACGTCATCCAGCGCGCTTACGGGGGCCTCAACAACCTTCCAGCCGCCGGCCTTGGACGACGGCGCGGGAGTTGCGCTAGCGACTTTCCAGGGCATCTATTGCCACTCCAGCAGTTGGCCGTTTGCCGACTTGATACGCCACTTGCCGTCGGGGCCTTGGTCGATTCGTGGGAAGCTGCCCGGTCGGTTTGGGTCTTCAACGTACCAGCCGTCCTTGCCGCGCTTAGCGCCTTCGACAGGCGGCTTCGTCGGTGGTGGAAGCGCTGCCTCGGGGCCTTTGGAGGTTCCCTGCTTCACACCGCGGATTGTCGCCTCAAGCGCGGCCTTCTCCTCGTGAAGCGAGTCGATGCGGTTGGCCATTTCGCGCTTCATGGTCGCGATGCCGCCCTGAAGCTGCCCTTGGGTCGCGTACTTGCTCAGCCGCTCATAGGCCTCGCGACGGCTGGCGTCGGTCGAGCCTTGCGCACCGGTCGCGCCGCTGACGATCTTGGCGTACTCGTCGGCGAACGTGCCGAGCGCGATGTCGAAATTCGCCACGTCAGCGTCGCCTGCGATATGCTTGCGGCCGGCCTGGAGCCACCGGTTGACGACGGGCATTTTGGTTTGGCCGCCGCCTTTTGGGGCCAGTTCCAGCATCAGGTCCGCGTTCTTCTTGGCGGTGTTTTCGAAGCTCTCGACCATGCTTGTGGTCTTAGTCAGCGCAGCGAGCGACGATGTCGCGGCTTTGACCGTGGCGTGCCGAACCACAGCCTCTTGACCAGTCGCGCCGGTCTCGGCCTCAATGGCCTGGGCGCGATTGATGATCTTCGTTCGCGTCGCCGCAGCCGCCTTGCCCATTCCCAACGGAGGAAGCTGGCCGGTCGAGATGTACTGCTGAGCGACATAGTCGATCGCTTCAGGTGTCAGGCTGTCCATCGGGTCTTCCGCCTTTGGAACACCTCGTTGCAGAACGCGCACACCGCTTCCTCCGCCAAGCATGGGCGGAGCGAGGGATCTCGACTGCGAAGAAGCGCCAGCGGGTTCCGAAGTGGCAGGCGACGGCGTTCCGCCACGCTCGACCGCAAACATGGCCGGCATGACCTTGGCCTGAATGGCCGGATCGGTGAAATCAACGGGCTGGTCTGGCGCGATACCGGTCGCTCTCGAAACCGCCGCCACGTAGGAGGTTTCGTCGTTTCCATCCGAGGCGGGCGCGTATTTACCGATCAGCCCGCCAAGGGTGTTGATCCCGTGCAACTTGGCTTGGTTGGCCAGATTGATCCCAGCCGCGCGTTGCCCGTTTTCTGGTGAATCGAACTGGACAAATCCATCGGGGTCCACACCCGTCATGCCCCACCATTGGTCGCCGCTGGCCTTGAGGTTTCCGGGATTGTTGTTGCGATCGGCGCGAGGAGCGGCAGGAGCGCCGATTCCGGGCGCGGCGTCGCCGTTCTTGTCGACCACCAGCACATTGCTTTCCGGCGACGCTGTGACGATCTGAGGCGCGAACGGGGCTTGAGCTATCAGAGATCCATCAGGCCCGCGAAGTTGGCTGCCGGCCGCGACGACGTGGTTCCCTTCGCCTGGTGCGCGGTTGGTCAGGAGCGGTTTGGCGCCGCCCTGGAAGTCTTGCACGCTGCGGTACGCCACCTCGTTCGGCTTGGCGATGAAGGGGGCGCTGGCGTCGTCCTGGTACTTGCGCACCTTCAGATAGGGATCGACATCCAGGCCCGCACCGATAGCCTCAAAGAGGGCCGCGGACGGGTCGCGAGGGTGTGGCGCAGGCGGTCCGCCGGCTTGAAGCATGGGCGGAACAGTCAGGGAGCCGGGCGCGGCGGGTGATCCCGAGCTAGCGGAATACGCCGCTTCCAAGGCCTTTCGGGCCGCCGCTTGACGTTGGGCCGCGCCTCGCTGAGCAGCCAGTTGCCGCAATTCAGCCGGTGCATTCGAGTCGCCCTGTAAGACGCTACCGATGCCCGACAGCCGATCGGCCCACGACAGGCCGCTATCGGGGTTCACGGTATTGAACTTGCTCGCCGCCTGGCGGATGCTCCCGAACAGGCCGGCCATCAGTTCAGCGCCCCATAGTCAACCATCAGATAGCCGCTCTCGTGCTCGATGACGGCGTGCGGGTCGGTCTCGCGGACTTCTTGGGCGATCACGCCGTGATAGATGGCCGGGTCGCCGATGTAGCGGAAGTTCACCCAGCGGCGCCCTTTGGCGTCGTGGTGGGTGGTCTCGACATCGGTCTTCAGGCGAAGATCCGAGAACATCGCAGCGACCTGAGCCGCCTTTCCAATGGTTTTCATCGTATCTTCGGCGCTGGTCTCCCTGGTCGTCGAGGTCCCGTTGCCGGTCTGGGTGATGTTGCCCTGCACGCCGCCCAGCGTGCCGTTCAGGAGCTGTTGGAGAAGCAGCGGGTAGTTGTTGGCGGCGGTGTTTTCGTTCGACGCCAGGCCGGCGGCGGTGTTGAAGCCCTGGTTGCGCAGATTGGCGATGAAGCTTTGGGCGTTGCGGTCGTATTCGCCCTCGGTCAGGGCTTGCTCGACGTTTCGGCCGGTCCCACCGAACGCGCCGGCGCGGATGGCGTCGTCATTGTTGGCGTTGCGGGCCATGACCCGGGAGCGGTCGTTGTCGCCCAGCGCCGCATCGATGACCTCCGTGGTGTACGGGTTTTGGTACTTGTCGATCTGGTCGCCGGTCAGCGGCGAATAGGTCGCGCCAGCGAACTTGGCTTGGGCCTGGGCGAAGTTGTCGCGCTGCAGGTTCTGGGTATACGGGTCAAGCGAGCTGGTGGACGTGCTCGACTGCGTGGTCTTGGATTTCTTACCCATGACGCTTGAACATCCTCGTTCCGTCCCGCTCGTAACCGAACCGGGAAAACACCCTCGACCAGCCGCGCCGGCCGTCGAGTTCAATCCATTTGCAGCCCGACGCCCAGGCGAAGGCCTCGACGCTCTCGCGCATGGCCAGCAGACCCCTCAGGGAACCACCAGCGGCCCAGATGTGCAGGGCCGGGCCAGGGATGTACTCCGTGACCCCCCCGCACCCCTCGCCGGGCCACAGATGCGCGGTTCCGGCCCGCACGCGCCGCTCAATCTCGTCAATGGCATCCATGTCTGGACCGCCGTCCGCGACCGCCGCCTCGAGGTGTGGCCGACAGCGCTCCCAAACGGTCAGGGCAGCGCGGTCCAGGTCGGCACCCCGGAGACGATGGTCAGCGCGCCCCTCACCCCGGTCACGGTGTCGGTCATGATCAGGCTCTCCGGAGGCGAGACCTCGATGTCCTGGCTGCGCTTTCGGTTCTGTTGGTCGGCCTGGCTGATCATCAGCCGGGCCTGGGACTCGTTCTCGGCGTTGTATCCAGGCTGGGGGCGCGGCAGGTTCATCGCTTACCCCCTGACCGAGCGTCGTACCGGAAGGATCCGACCCGGAAATCGGCGTTGTCGTCGGCGGTGTAGAGCACACTGACCTGACGGCCCGTGATGCGCACGTCGGTTGGGCTGGCCATGGTATAGGGGCCATGGATCGTCTCGGCCGCGTTAGGATAGAACCGGGTCTTGAGCGTCACCGCGACGTCGCCCGCATTGCGCTCGTCGGGGATGATGCGCATGACTGAGACGACATTGTCGCCCTGGCCCAACTCAAACGGCCCGGACTGCGCGAAGGGCTGGGCGCCGTGGTGGTTGACCCCGCGCTCGTGGTCCCAGACCTGGCCGTCCAGATCGACCATCAGTGGATAGGGGAACACGCCCCGATCGATGCCGCAGGTCCGATCCATCAGCCCGAAGGTCCAGTGTCCCTCGCGGTAGTTGATCGTCACATACCGGTCGATATCCACGCTGGCGTTTGAGCAATAGTACCAGCTAATCTCGCCGAACGAGGAGTTGTGAAGCGCGAAAACCTTGGAGCCTTGGGACAGGTTGATGTCCGAAAACACGTAGTCGTGGACGTCACATTCAACCGGCTCGACGAAGCCATTGTAACGGAAGAAGCCGTTCAGGCCCATCCACATGACCTGGGAGTCTGTCGCCGCGACGGCCTGCTGGGAGATCACGCCACATCCTGAGCCAGCCCGCGCGTATCCGTAGACGTAGGGCTGACCGAGAAATGTTGCGAGCCACACGTCCACATCCGTGAACAGCAGGGTTCCGCCATTGACGCGCTTGCCGCTCATCAAGCGGCCTGTGGTTTGCAACTGCTGGCGACGGGCGTAGTTGGTGGTCGTCTCGGTCCATGTGGTGTTGTCCTCCAGGTCGGAGTTACGCACCAGGCGCGGATCGCCATCCGCTCCGAGGGCCAACATGATGCGCTCGGCCGTCACGACCAGCGCCCGCGCCTCGGGCGCTCCAGAGATTGGCGAGGCGACAGCTGATGTGTTCGGTGGCCATTCATAGATGACCTGGTCGTCGGCCGTGCAGCCCACGAGATTTTCGCCCCAGGTGTCCAGGCTCCACACCGTCGCGTCGATCGCCTCGGAGGACGGGATCGGGCCGCCGAACACACCGGCGCCGAACGCGCCGGACCCGAAGCCGCCGCCAGCGATGGCGTCCGGCCGACCAGGTGTATAGGTGACCGGCGTGATGTCCGCCACGACTCCGGAAATCGTCATGGCGTAGAGCTTGGAATGGGTGCCGATGCCGGCCCAGCTCGTATTCGAATTGTCCTTCCATGCGATGGCGCAGCGGGCCTTCCCGGCCAACGTGGTTGATGATCGCGTGGCCCATCCGCCCACCGGCCTAGCCTCGCCCGAGAACCAGCGCCACAGATTCGCCGAGTACCAGCGACCTCGGCTCAAATACTCCGTTCCGGCCCTGACGATGCCGGGGGGGATATCCAAGGTGATCAGGGGCATGGTCAGCCTAGGTGCCCGTATAGGTGAGTTCGACTGAGGCTGTGGCGACAGCGCCAATGCCATCAGTGACGGTCAAGATTCCTGTGCCGGTCCGCACCTCTCCCGGGTCCATGAGCGAGGCCCGGAAGGTGCCAGTACCGATAACAGGGTTCAGGACCGAAAAGCCCGGCGGTGGGTCCCATAGGTACGAATACGGCGCCGTTCCGCCGGTCACGCTGCTTCCGATCGGAGCGCCAGTGACCGTTCCTGACCCGGTGGCGTTCTGGCTCGACACCGAGAGCGCGACCCGCAGCTTTGCAAAGCCGATCACCGCCATGCATCCGGTCATCAGGCGACGCCCGATCCCTGGACAAACCACTTGTCGGTGTCGAACTTGATGAGTGACGCCATCGCCGCGGCCGCCAGCGAGCGGTTGGCGTTGGTCGCGACGCCGCCCAAATAGAGCTCCACGCCCGCGCCCCTGGTCAGGGTGATGACGCCCCCGGTGGGGATGTTCAGCAGGACGATCACAGTCCCAACCGGAGCGGCGACCGAGGAGTTTGGCGGGATTGTCCAAGCATGAGCCGACCCAGACGTATGAACAACGCTGCGGCCCTGATCGGAGAGCACGAACGTGTAGTCCGCCGCCACAGCGTTCTGGGGCGCGCCCTTGAAGCCGGCGACCGCAGCGCTCGACGAGCCAAGGATGGGCAAGATGATATCACCAGTCATCGTCCCGCCGGCCCTGGCAAGGTAGTTGGTCGTCACCAGATCGGCGTTGGTCTTCACGCGCGCGTCGATGGCCTGAACCATCGTTGTGTGGATGCCGCCCCAGGTGTCGACGTCACCGCCGTTATCTGGGTACTCCCAGCCATAGTTCGTGGTCGTGCCCATCAGTCAGCCACTCCCGAGCGGGTCTGCAGGCTTGCCCCAAGGCTTTGGCGGCGGCCTGCGTTGTTGATGGTGTCGATGGCCTGGTCGAAGAGGCTCGACCAAACCGCGACGCGGGGGTCGTCCTGCAGAAACGGCGCGCTGTGCTTGAGGGCGCCGTAGAGGTAGGCCGCCGGGTAGTCAGAAAGCACCCAGTTGGAGCCGTTCTCTTCCAGAAGGCAGATCTTGGAGCGATAACGCAGCCGGCCAGAGACCGGATCAGCATCCTCGTCGGGGAATGGCGAGAACACGAATTTGCCGCCCGCAATGGTGTATTTGTTCGGCACGCCGTTGGCTGCGATGGGCTCGTCGTCCATCTGCTCCATCGTGATGAACTTGAGGCCCCGGACACAGTCGGAGTTGATCCGCAGCGACAGGACGCCGTCGAAGTCGCAGGGCTTGCCCAGCGTCTCGCCCGTGATCGAGATTGTCTTGATCACAACCATGTCTGGATGATCGACGCGCTCGGTGATCTCGGCTTCAGCCAGGGCCACGAAATCGGCGATGGCATCGGTCAGGTCCGCCCGGTTCAGCCAGTCGGCGATGCGGGCCTTGAGGACGGCGTAGCTGGCGAACCTCACAGCCTACCTCATCACGCCGTTGGACACGCCAAGGACGCCATCAGCGGTGCGCAGGTGAGCCCAGTCCGGGTCGTTGAGCTTGCGCATCAACTTGTCGCCGTAGAGGTCAGGTCGAAACGCATCCCACCCCTCCTCCGCTAGCCACTTATTGCGCAGAATGGTTGGGATGGTGGCGACGCGGCGCATGTCGCGCGACGGGGTGTAGCCGTCGTTATGGTTCGCCATCGCCCTGTTGCGGTCCAGGACCGGCGTGGTGTCTTGGCGGCTGTGGATCAGATACTCGCCATTACCGACATTCTCCCACTCGTGCCGCACACCCGCGGCTGAAGTGAGAAGATGCTGGCGGCTCATCAGATCAGCTCGACATAGCCGGCGTCGTCGAGGCGACTGGCGATGTCGGCCGCGAACGAAGGCTCCTCGCCGCGCTTGTAGTAGGCGTCGCCCAGGCCGGCGAAGTGCTGGCCCATAGAGACGCGACCGTCGCCAAGTTTGGTGACGCGCACCTTGACGAGATTGGAAACCGGAACCACGCCTCCATTGGCGGCCAGCGTGCGCGCGGCTTCCAGCTTGACGGCTGCTTCAGCGGCGAGCTTTTCGGCGACGCGTTCGTTGTTGGTCTTGCGCTGAGCCTCCGTCATGCCCTCTTCTGAGACCGGCGTTTCGGCCATCTTGCGCTCGGCGGCTTGGAGGGCGGCGCGCGCGGCCATGTCCTCGTCACCAGCATTGGCGGGGGAGACCGGCGGGATGAAACTGGCGGTCGTGGCCAGGCCTTGCGGCGCACCAGCCTGCTTGTTGGCGCGGGCGGCGCGGGCGGCGGCCATGCGCTCTTGAGCGGGGGTAAGTTCAGTCATGGGTCATCCGAAGAAAAGGGGCGATCCGAAGACCGCCCCGCTGGAGTTTGGACGCTGAACCAGCGCCCGGTTGGAGCCGCGGTTAGAGGAGGTCGGCGACGACGGCGATGCCGAGTTGGTTTCGGACGACCAGGGTTTTTTCCATGGTCATCAGGAAACGCTCGTTGTCGCCGGACTTGGCCAGCGGCGTCGACTTCAGGCCGTCCAGGGTGGCGACGGCGAGCATCTTCGGATCGATGAACAGCGCGTCACGGCTGAGCGCCGCATACGGGTGCGGAATCAGGGTGATGGCGCCGAAGTCGCCGACATAGACATCCGCCGCGGCGGTGATGGTCGCCAGGGCGTTGCCGCGCACTTCGTTGCGGATGTCGGCGATACCAGTGAACGCCGAGAACTGCTGCTTGTGCGTGCCGTCCAGATAGCATTGGCTCAGCATGGCGCCGTTCGAGAAGCCGGTGGCCAGGACCGACTTGACCAGCGCCTCGGTGAAGGTGCGCTGAGTTCCGTTGGTGGCCGCCGCGACGATGCCGGCCGAGAAGCCGCCGTTAGCCCCACCAGCGCCGCGCGAGACGTTGCTGGTGGCCCACGCGATGGCGCCGGCCGACTTGCGGGTGGTGGCGCCCGATTCCGCGACCGAGGCATAGTTGCCGACGAAGCGCTTTTCAGCGTCCCGGCGGATTTCCAGGCCCTTCAGCATCTTTTGGCGAGCCAACTCGCTGTCGCGGCCGGCCTTGTCCACCACTTCCTGGGTCCGCGAAACACCACCCTTCTTGGTGAAGATCTGGCAGTAGTTGGAGACGCGGGTCGTCAGGTTGGCAGCGTCCAGCGAGGAAACATCGTCGCCTTCCAGCGCGGCATTGGTCTCGTCAGCCGCGGCGAGGTTTTCGGTCTGCCACTCATGCTTGATGTTGGTGGCCTTGGCGGCGCCGATGTTGCTCGACAGTGGCGTCGATTCCGGAGCGACGCGATAGATCACGTTCTCCAGGTCTTCGCGGATGCCGATGTTGTTGACCGAGGTGACGGTATTGGTTGGGGCGGTCATTGGCCGCGTCCTTTCTGGCCCATGGCCAAAATGAGGGCGATCCCGTCCTCTTGGCTGTGCGTCTGCGACAGCCGGTTGGAAAGACGGGCGACCTCACGATTTGCGGGGTTGCTTGCCTGTGCCGGGGCCGCCACAGGGGCGACGGTGCGGACAGGCGGCGTCAAGGGTTTCGGAGCGGGGGTGGCGGCCTTGGCCTTGGCGGCGGCCTGCGCCTGGTCCCAGAGCATCGCCTTGTGAGCGACGATCAGTTCCTTGGCGGAGGCTTGGCCCATGGCTTCGGGCGGAAGGCCAGACTTGACGATGTACTCGCCAAGGGCCTTCTGATTGTCGGGCTTCAGCAGTTCCGGGGCGTGTTCCTGCAGGTCCGCCACGACTTCGCGCACGAAGGCTTGACGGGCGATCTGCTCGGCTTCTACCTGGGACTTCTGAAGCTTTTGGAGGGTGGTTTGGGCGCGCTCCATGCCGAGCTTAGCCTTGTTGTACGCCACCAGATCACGGGCGGCGACTTCAGGGTCTTCCTCGGCTTGGATGCGATCGACCCATCCGTCCCAATCGATATTTTCCCACTCGGTTTTGAACATTTCGACCGCTTGGGGCACGAAGGTGCTGAGTTGTTCGGCCAGGGCTTTGACGCCGTTGACCTCGGACTCGGCTTGCTTTCGCGCTTCGGCGGCCTCTTGCCTCGATTTGGCAGTGAGCGCTTCTCGCCGGTCTTCCATGGCCCTAACCGTGGCCTGAAGCTCGGGGGTGAGTTGCGCGAACAGCGCCTTCTTGTCGGCTTCCCACCATTGCGGAGCATCCACCGGTTGGGCCGCAGCCTCCGGAGGGGTTTCCGCTTCTTCGCCGTCGCCGGGCTCTGCAGCCTCGCCAGCGTCGTCGTCCGTGGTGGCGGACTCAGATTGGGGTTCCTCGCCGCCCGTTTCGGGCTCGGCGGCGGCCTCGACGGGCGCCTGCTCAGCCACTACGGCGGCGGGTTGTTCGATCTTCTCGGGCTCGACAGCAGGCGCGGTCATCAGCGCCACAGCCGCGTCAATGCTCAGCGGGCCGGTGTCGGCCGCAGCTTCGGTGGTCATGAATTCACCTTGGGGGTGGGTGTTGGTCTAGCGCCGGTCTTGGTCGGCGGGCGAAAGGAGCGATGCCATGTCGCGGTTGTGGGCGACGGCCTGGCCGTTGGCCATGGTCTCGACGAGGGCCTTGCGGACCATCTCAATGGCCTTGAGGGCGTCGTAGTACTTCTCGCGGGTGGCGACAGCGTCGACGCCAGTGGCGACCAACTTCTCGACGAGGAGTACCTTCATCTGGTCGAAGGCCCATTGGGTCTCGGTCAGCTCGGTGGCGGCTCGCCGGCCCTTGTGGATGGCTTGGTCTTCGGTCATCCCGGCTCTCCGCCAGGCTCGACGTCAGACGTAACGTTGGCATCACTTTCGGCCTCATGCACCCCGACCATGGCGTCGATCGTTTGACCCCGGGCCTTCAGCGCCAGTTCTGCCTCCAACTCCTCGCGCTTTAGCTGAAGTTCGGCTGCGATCTGAGCTTCACGTTGATCCAATTCGCGGTGCTTGATCGCGATTTCGTTCTCGTGCTTCTGTTGCTGGAGGGTGAAATTCGCCTCTTGCTCTTGTTGCTTGAGGTGGAAAGTTGCCAGCGCTTGGGCTTGATCCATCTCCAGGCGGGCTTGGTCGGACTGCGCCTGCTGCGCCATCTGTTCGCGCTGCAGGTCAATCTTGGCCTGGGCCTCCAGCACTTTGGGGTCCGGCGGCGGCGGTCCGGGTGGCGGCGCATCCTTCGGATCGGAGAAGTAGGCCTCAGGGTTCTTGACTCCAGCCTTCTCGGCGCGCTTCACAGCCAGGGCGTAGACGTTGGACGTCTTGACCAGCGGGCCATTCATGCCACCTTGGGCACCGACAATGGCGGCCTGATCGCTGGCGATGCGATCGAGAACCATCATGTCGTGCTCACGACCCGAAGCCCCCAGGCCAACCTCGATGGTCATGTCGTTGCGGACGGCCCACGACGACGGATTGACCGGCACCCATTTGTTGCGGAGCTTAACGACCTTGGCCTGCATCGCGTGCTGGCGGAGAAGGTCATGGACGCCCATGAACAGGTCTTTGATCCCAGTCTCAGCGAAGGTGCGCGCGATCATTCGAATGCGCTTCTGAGCCGCCGCCATCAGGGCCATGGCGCCCTTAGCCGTGTCGTGCAGCGTGTCCGGGTTCAGGCCTTGGGCGTTACGAACCACGCCGGAGCGCTTTTCCGCCTCCGTGGACCAGTATTCAAGCCTGGCCTGGGCGTCGAAGCCGAGGCCGCCAGACTGCAGCGGAGAGACCACCCCCTGGCCGTTGGTGCGAACGGGCGAGCCGGGGACGTTGTTTAGGTAATCCGAAATCGTCCACTCGTTGGCGCGCGTCATGTCGATTTCGTTGCGCTGGTTGAGCGCGAAGTAGCCGCTGTCCAGGTCCATCCGCGTCAGGGCGGTCTTGATCTTCTGGACTTCCATCAGCTTGTCGGCGATGGACTCACCGTAAAATCGGTGAGTGACGAGAAACGGCGTAATCGCCGAAAGCTGGATCGAGTTGACCTTCTGCTTGCGCAGCAGTTTGGCGCTCTCGCCATTCCCGCCCGTGAGCACTTGATACAGAGTCGCGTAGGTGTTCGGCGGCTCCATCACGCGGACGTAGTGCTCGACCACCTCCACCTGGCGCATTCCGTGGTTGGCGTTGCCGCCATAGCCTTGGCTGCTCTCGGCGACCGTATCGCGGGCCTGCGAGATCGTGTCGTTCTGCGGGGCGCTGTAGGCTGGCAGGTCGTCGACCAGATCGGCGTCGATGCCTTGAGCGATGAGATCCTGAGCCCGCGGACGTGACCGGGTGGCGCAGTAGGTCGATTGGCGCAGCCAGACCGTGTCGGCCGAGACCGTGATGTCCTCCGGCGCCACGACATCGACCACAGCCCGACCCTGAGGCGGTTTAGTCAGCGTGAAGTCATAGAGCGGCTCGCCCTGCCCGTCCCATTCGGGAGACTGGACGACATCGGAGATGCTGCCGTCTTCCTCGGCCAGTTGAAGCTCAATGGCCGATTTGCCCTTGAAGGTCTCCGGCGGGCAGGCCTTCTCTTCCCACCACCACTTGAAAACGCCAGTCTTGGCCTGGAACGCGTCCTTGAACGCGGACGTCATGATCAGGAAACCAGGGTTCTCGTTGAAGATCACGTGGCGGACGTAATCGGTTTCCTGCTGGGCCGCATCCTCGTCCTCCTCGCCGATCGGGGAGAAGGACACGACGTCATCGCCGCCCGTGAATATCTCGACAACGTCCGGCAGGATCGTCTCGACGGCGTCGGCGACGTCCAGTGAAACCGCCTTGGATCGGCCCGGCAGCGTCGGAGCGTCGGGCATATAGCCCTTGATGTAGTTCAGCGCCCGCTCGCGCTCCTCGGTCAGTTCGCTGTCGAGATCGAAGCCGATCGAGCGGCGCTGTTCGCTCCGGACGATGGCCAGCAGATCGTCATCGGTCATGCTGGGACCTCAGGATGGGTTCTGCGCTTTCGGCCATGGGGCTAGGCCAGAACTCGAACATTGTAGGTCGAGGCGGTCGGAGTGACAGCGATGATCCCCGTCACGACGACCGTGACCACGCCTGGCGCGGAGACATAGGCGTCCCAATCCACCCCCGCGCCCGGATAGGTGTTAGGCGTGACGGCGACCGCCATGCCTACCGCCGCGCCAGAGATATTGACCGTGTCCGTTGCCGTTCCACCGGCCAACAGAGCGCTCCCGCCAATGGCCGGCGAGGTCCCCGACAGTTGGGACGCGGGGTTGCCGGTCTTCTGGTTGTAGAAGTTCAGCAGCGCGGCCTCGATCAGCCGGCCGCCGGTCGCGGGCTCCGGGTGGAAGAGGTCGGCGGCGTTGAACAGCGGGCGCGCTCCAGTCGACTGGTATTCGCCCGGATTGGTCGGATCGCCGAAGTCCCATTGGAGGTCGTAGAAGGCATAGTCCGCAGCCCCAGCTACGGCAGCGGCGGCGGCGGACAACGCGGGCATCGTGGTCACGTTCGTGGTGCGGGCGTTCTCCGCCTCCATCACGATGATGATGTCCGCGCCGGGGAGCGCCGTCTTGATGCCGCCCACGATCGCCTGGTGGTTGCTCGCGTACGTAGCCGGCCCAACACCGGCCGCGCCCTGATCGTTGGTGCCGTGCATGATCTGGGCGGTCGTAATGCCCAGACGCGCCATGGCAGCCTGCCATGAGGTCTTGATGGCCTGGACCGCCAACTCCGCCGCCGAGTGGCCGCCGCAGCCCAACTTGTGGACCACGACACCAGAGGCCGCGCTCAGCCAGTTGACGCCGGCCGGCTTACAGGTCCCGCTCACAACCTTGAGATAGAGGTTGATCGCGCCGGAGGTCGGGAAACCAGTCAGGGCCGCGAAGCTGCAGTCCCCGACTGTACCCTGGACGTTGATATTGGTGAAGCTGACGTTATCCCAGCTATAGGACAAGACGCCGTTCGCCGTGCCGATCCAGAACAGGTCGACGCCCGAAAGGGTCGGCGAGGCCGGAGCGGTCGCCTTGATGTAGTCTCCGGCCGTGCTGCTGGCGACGCAGGCGTTGTCTGGCGACGGAACGGCCGAATAGTCGCCGTTGTTAGTGGACGTCCAGGTCCCGACATAGGTCAGGCCATAGGTCGAGCGAGCGTTGCCGTTGATCGATCCAGGCTGAGAGCCGCCATCGACATAGGGCGTAGAGCCGGCGGACACGAACCCAAAGCCGGTCCAACCGCCGCCGCCGTCACCTTGCTCAGCGACCAGGGCGTTGGCGAAGCCTCCGGACCAGCGATTGGAGTTTTGCGTCCAGCTCGTGCCGGACAGGCTGATGACGCTCTTGCCCGCGTTTGCGGTCATCGGCCCCGAGGCGACGGTCTGGAGCGGATTGACCGTGTAGGTCCCGTTTCCGCCTGTGCCGGTTCCGAGGGCGGTAATCACCGTGCCAGGCGTCACCCCCGTTCCGGTGACGAACGAGCCGATCGCCAGGGGGCCGCCCGAAGCCGCCGTCACCGTCATGGTCGCGCTGGAGATCGACGCCGTGAGAACCGCCGCGGCCGGGGGCGATGCGCGAGTCAGGGAGCGGCGGATGCGATGGTAGTTACGCAGCGACTGGGCGTTGAACGAGCGCTTGAGGTTGCCGTAGGCGTCCAGGGCCTGATTGATACGGTCGCTGGGCGACGGCCGAGAGCCGGCAAGGGCTGCGGAAAGGGCCTGATAATCCACCCCATTGACCCACTGTTGGGTCTCCACCGTGTAGGCCAGACGACGCGCGGCGGCCGGGGCCGTGGACAACACAGACCAGGTTGGGGCGGTGATGGACGTGTTCGACTGGTTCCAACCCCGCTTGCGCAGCGGGATGGCGTATTCCGAGGCGAGAGCCCGCCCAACGCCGAGCTGGCCCAGCGCCGCACCACCCGCCGTTAGCACCTGGCGCACGAAATAGACGCACTGGCCCAGAACCGTCGCCGCCGGGATCGGTGTGGGCAGAACCAAGCGAACCTCGCTGGCCGCGTTCGGAACGCCGGCCGTGGTCAGGCCCACGACATCCGTCAGGTAGTCATAGGTCCCGACCAGGGTGTCGGTCGCGAAGTCCACCACGTTGTTCAGGGCCGGATTGGCCACGCCAGCGGACAGCAGCGGACGCGTGAACACCTTGAGCCGCAGCGTCACCGCTCCGGCCGCGACGGTCATGTCCGGAAAGCGCACCGCCGTGATGGGGGCGTTGGCCGCGATGTCGGTCCCGACGTCCACCCCGAAGGCGAAGCCCCGGAAGGTCGCTCCATAGGCCGCAAAGCCCTCGGTGGCGACAGAGCCAACCGTGCTCGCGCCGCGATAGAGGTCAGACTTGACCGCGCCGTAGGTAGGACCCGAGAAACCCATCTTAGGCCACCGCGATCGGAAGTGCCTGAGCGGCCGACAGCCCGGTCGTCAGATAGAGCGCAGCGGTTGGACATTCCTGGCCGATGAAGCTGTTGGGTACGTTGGCGAACAGGGGCCAGATCACGGGGCCGCCAGAGCTGAGGGCCAAGCCGCAATTGGCTGGCGGATTGATCACCAGGGCTTTGCGGGTCGCGCTTGCGGCGAGGATGGCGGTCGTGCCGGCGGCCTGGTTGGCCGATAGACTGGCGATGGAGGTGTCGGTGTAGGTCAGGCCCGCCACAGTGCCCGGTGAGATCGGCTGTCCGGCCTCATCTACAGCGGTAACCGGCAGTGGCGTTTGCAGGCTGACCGGCACATCGTTGAGGCCGTCAGACGACCGATAGTTCGCATGCGCCATGGGAGGGCTCCGGTGTGGACGCGCAGACGCTCGCCAGGCCCGCGGAGGCCGGCGTTGTCGCGGATGTGGGCGGCGCTCTAGGCCGTGGCGAAGTTCGGAATGACCAGCTTGTCAGCGCGAGGTTTGGTCTTGGCGTGGCGTAGCATCATCACGGCGTAGCGAGACGCGCTGATGCGGTCGTCTCGCTCTTTGACGATCTGACCATTCACGCGGTGATAGAGGCGGAACTCCTGCAGCCAGCCGCCGCAGGTCGAGAACACCTTCCAACGGCCGGTCTTCATGCGATCCAGCATGTCCATCACACCGGCTTCAACGCCGTTGCCGCCATCCACGAAGGTCGCCTTCTCCGGAAGCATCTTCAGGCCATGGGTGGCGTACTGCTCCTTAAGCGCCACGCCAGATCCCTTGTCGTGCTGCAAGCCATCGTGCGGCCACGCCACCGGAATCCAGTCGCCCCAAGCCTTGACCGCCGCACTCTGCACGACAGGCGTCTGTTCTCGCACCGCATACTCCGCAGTGACGTAGATGACGTCGTTGTCTCTATCCCAAGCCAGTCGGATGGCTGCGAACGGGTGGTCCCATCCGAAGTCTACACCAGCGATTTGCGCCCAGGACTCAGGAATCGCCATCGGGGAGCAAGTGATCTGCTCCTCGGAGATCGGGAACACTCGGCCAGAGCCCATGGACGGAACACCCTTGGTTCGGGCCTCGCGCTCATGCTCTGGATAGCTGGCGATGATCTCCGCTCGCTGCTCCGGGGTGTAGTGCTCTGCGTCCTCGATAGTCATCGAGGTGACGTGCCTGCTCACACGCCTTGCTCCAGAAACATGCTGACCACGTCGCTCATGCCGAGTAGGGGGGTAAAGGTCAGGTAGCTCATACCGCCCGTCGCATTGGTTCGCGTCAGGCCTTCCATGTAAATGTCCATCGGCGGTTCTTCATCGAACCAAACCACATCGAGCGTTTCGCCCTGCCACTTCTGCCGGCCCTGGTCGTAGCTTTTGAATCCGCACGAGGAGTTGCCACCCGACACGTGTTTAACGATGACGCTGTCGAGCGCATCGGCGATTCCTTGGCGTCGAGACCAATCCACCAGTTGGGCGCCGGGGATCATTCCGGTTCCCCACTGACTTTCGTCTTTCGGCTCACCAACAAGAAGGCGCTGCACTCCGTCGCGCGTAACCTCCGAGGTCTTAGACCCTGCCCAAGCTCGAACCGGCCGATCAAACTCACGGCCAAGCCACCAATCAGGATAGAGGCCCGTCAGGTGGTAGGCCGCCTCCGCAGCTCCGCAGTAGGTCTTTCCAAGCTGATTACCCGCCATCAAGAGCCGTTCGCGATGCGTCGCGCCGGCCTCGTGGAAGTCCATCTGCTTGGCGTATGGCGTGTACTCAGTGAGCCGTCGCCGATCCTTGCGGCGCTTTGCCTCCTCTAGGAGCGTCGCCAACTCCGATTTCAAGGACAGAAGCGAGCTGTCGAATTCGAGCATTGAGCTGGTCATCGGTCAGGTCGCTCGTCGTTTCGATCTTGAATTCCTTCGGGAGCAGCGAGGCCACGACCTTCATGTAGTCCTGAGGCCGCTCCTCGCGCACCTTGGCGATGGTCGCGATGCCGTGGCTGTCGAAGTCGTCGGCCAGGGCTTGCAAGAACGCCTCTCCCAGCTTGGAGCGCGCACCCTTGGGGCGGCCTGCGTTGCCGGGCTTGAACTGATGTTCGACTGGCGGGCGGCCCGGCCCAACGTCATCGCGTTTCGGACGCGTATCTTCGGGAGCGGCGGCTTCTACCGTCTTGGTCGCAGCCTTAGGCTTCCGGCCCGCACCCTTGCGAGCACCGCCTCGTTTGATTTCCGGCTGGCTCATTTGATTTCCGGCTTGTTTTTCAAATAGCCCAAACGCTCCAACCCGGAACGCAACGAGTCCTGCGGCATTCCTGACAGAAGCTCACCCAGCCTAAAGAACGGCACTCGCGCCACGAGGGTCATTGTCTGCCCATCAACGACGACAGCCTCACCGAGCCTGGGGCGCTCCGGCGGGGACTTGAGCCAGGGTTTGCGTTGAAGATCTGCCATGCTCTGCGCCTCAGTGTGTTGGTCGCCCAGCCTACGCCCGCGACCCCGCCTTCATGACGCAGCCCGCGTCAGAGCACTATTTCAGCCAGTGGAACGCCCGAAACCCAAGCGTCTGAGATGTGGCGCTTAAGGCCCCGCTCCCACCTTGCCTGGGCTTCGTCATCCATGGCGGCGACGCGGTCATAGAGATCCGCCGGAATTCGGACGTCTCCGAAGTCACTGACGTAAGTGACTGCATCGCCTTCGTTGCGGGGAGGAAAGAGCGGGCCGTTAGTCATGCTGGCGCTCGCCGCCATCAGTAGGTGCTCGCGATCGGCCCCAGGTCGGCCGTGAAGCTGTTGGGGCTCGAGATCACCGTGGCTGTGCCGTAGGTCTCGCCTGTCTTCTTGAACGCGGTAAAGGCGCCCAGAGCGTGGCTGCGGAACCGGGCCGAGGTGTTGTTGAACTGCAGGCCGATGAAGTAGAGGCCCGGACCCTGGGCCTGGTAGGCGGCCAAGAACGGGATGGCCTGAAGCGCAGCCGTGCCCGATTGGGCCGTGCTGGCCGACTGAGCCACTGGGGCGCCGTTGTGGTCATACAGAATCGCGGTGACGTTGCCGGCGACGGCCGAGCCGTTCAGGATCGAGACGCCGGTCAGGGTCGCGTTGATCGGGATGAACACCCGAGCGATGTAGGTCTCGGTCACGACAGGCGTGGTGTCGGTGCCGACCGTGGCGACCATGGGCGGAGCGCCGCCGGTGGCGTGAACCGAGACGGCGCCGCGGCCGTTGGTGCCAACGCCGCCCTTACCGAGTTGAGAGCCGGTAGCCATAATTTAGTCCTCCAGGCGGTCATCCGCCAAATGGGGGGTTTGCGACCCGGCCTTTGCCTGGTGCTTAGCGATCCAGAACGTGGCTTGGCCGCGTGACTGGAGATCCTTGATGAGGGTCCGGCCCTCTTCGTTGAACACGAACCAGCGGGCGTCGGGCTGAAAGCTGGTGAACACCGAACTACTCAGCAGAGCCCGCGGTCTTGTGGCTCGCCAGCCGAGCGGCGACCGCCTCGGCGTCTGTGATTGGGACCTTGATCCCCAGGGCTTCCTGGAGAATGTCGCGGAGCGTTTCGAGATTGTCGGGCATGATGGCTTCCATTTCAGTTCCGCCCGCTCAGCGCCCGCTTGATCAGCACAACCCCGGTCCAGAGCATGGCGGCGATGGTGGTGACGCCACCCGCAATCATCCAGCCGGTGTTGGACAGGATGTGGGTCATGGTGCCCTCATGGGTATCGCCCGCAGCTTCAGGCCTCAGGGTGTAGGCTCGGCGTACCGGCCTTCTGGGGGTGAAGGGCTGAGCTGGGGCGATGGGTTCGGCGGGCGCCACGGGCTGCACCGCCGACTCTCCGGTTCCTGGCGTTGGGCCTGGCGCTGTTGGTCGGCTAGGCGCGTCGGGTAGCGGAGAGGTTGGAATGGTCGGTCAAGCTTCGCCGGAGGATCATCCTCACGCGCGAAGCGACACTAGGGAATGTGTGCCGCTTCGGATTAATCGTCAACTGGTTGTGTGGCGACATTTTGCCCTAACTGACGTGGAAAAGTTTGGGCCGCTCTGCGGCTGGCGTAATGGCGTCCTTGAGGTCCTTCACAGCGGCTTTCACCAGCGCAGCCTGAGCGACGGGGTTGGTCTCTCCGGTCACATAGGCGGCGATGTCCCGCCATGTCGTGGCGCGCAGCGTGGTCACGCTGGACGGGCTGAGCAGTTCGTAGACCAGCCAGGCGTTACGCTCTCCCATGCGGGAGACGATGAGGTCGATGGTGCGGCCAGCGCTGATCATGGCGTCGGTGCGATCGGTTTTCGCCTCATCGCAGTCAACACGGCTGAAGTTGCGGCCCCGGTCCTGCTCTCCGCGTCGAATTGTCAGGAGAGCCTCGAAATCTCGAACGGCATCATAGCCGCCGGGGACGAAGCTGTCACGCAGGGCGCTGAAGGCGTCGAGGCGCTTAACGGCGTCGTTAGCGGCGCGCTGGCTTTCAGCGGTTTTGTCCCCCGCCCTGGCGATGGCGACATCGGTGTGAGACCGAAGCGTCGACGCCTCCGGCTGAAGGTTGACGGCGGCGAAGTTCATTCGCCGCGCTTCCGCAGCGCGCTTCTGGGCATTCTCCAGCGAGACCTTGATCTTGGTTTTTCCGCGAGCCCTGCTCATGCCTTGGCGTCCTGTACTGGCTTCAAATACGTCGGGTCGTAGTTGCACCGCACGGTGTGGACGTCCTTGCCAAGCATGTTGGCCACTGCGGTCCAGATGACGCGGCCGTTGCGGGTGCATCGGGGGATGATCTGGGCCGCGATCGGGTCATAGCGGCTCAGACCGGTGATCCGGGGCTCTGCGGGCGCCGCGGTGGGCTTGGGGCCGGTCATGCTGCTCTCTCCTCGAACAGATCGGGGTGGATTTCGCGCGGCGTCCAGGTCGCCGGGCACTGCGCCGCATCCCAACGGTCAGCCATGGCGCGGGCGGTGTTCTGCGGGCGGTTGTGGTTCTGGGCTACGTCGGTGCTATCGACGCTGGCGAACGGCCATTCCATGCCGCTGAGTTGCATTCCGCGCAGCATGTGGACGGCCGGTGTCCGCTGGTGCGCGGCGGCTATCGCGTTCCACGCCTCATCCATACGGGCGCGCCACGGGTCGGAGAGAATTTTCCAGAACTCGCCGGTCGAGCCGATGCAGACGCGAGGCCAGGACTCGGTCAAGCGGACCAGGCGCGAGATCGGCTCGTCCATGTGCCATACGGGCGCGCCACGGGTTCCGTGCGGCCACTCGCGGATCAAGGCGTCTTGCTCCTGCGAGCCTGCGTCGATCACGTCAGGGATGATCGCCCAGGTCGTCGGATAGTCGAGCCAGCGGTCGCACCAGGCATAGTAGCCGGGCCAGTCGGTGGCGTGACCCTTGGTGAACTTGGAATAGGCGCCGTTGTCGAGCATGACGCTCTGCCCGATCTGGTGAGCGACCTCGACCTGTTCGTGCCGGCCATGGCGGACGCAGAAGTTCTTGCCTGCGAGCGACAGCATGACCGCGTTGGGAGTGATCGGCGTGCCGTGGTAGTGAACGGTCATCACTGGACCGCCTCCGCGAAAAACCGCACGGCCGGCTTGATCCCATGCGTGTTCGGACCACGGCAGGCCTTGCAGTATTTCGACCGCGACTTGTCGGCGATTTCAGCCGCGCATTTCGGAGCCTTACAGACGCGGCCGGTCATCGCGCCACCCTCCGCTTGGCCTGCTCGCACTCGATGCGCTGGGTCTGGTCGGCGATGGCCAGGGCTTTCAGGCCGAGGGGCGTGGCGCTGTAGCGGTAGTGCTGGAGGTCGTCGATCACCTCGTCGAGCGTGAGGCCCATCCAGCCGCGGTTCTGCATCGTCACCAGCGCGTAACCCGGCGTACCGGAGTCGACGTTGGGGTGGGCTGAGATGAGATGCTCGCCCTGCCGCAGGAGGTCCAGGCACGTCTCCTCCAGCAGCTCGGCGCGGATCGCCATTTCCTCGGCCATGCAGGGCGGGTCGCGGAGGACCGCCAGCGGGTCGGGGCGGCGGGCGAAAAGTCGGGTGAGCCAGGTCATGCTGAAGCCTCCATGAGGTCGTTGGTCGTGCGCGACATCGGCCGGTGGCGAGCGTCGCCGCGATCGAACCGACATGCTCTGGCCGCGTCGAAGGCAGTCAGCAGCGGGGTGAAAAGCGGGCCTAGCGGCTTCAGTCGGCCCTTGGCGTTATCTGGCCCAAGCCAAACGCCCTCCTCCAGACTGGCGACGAGCCACAGCCCGAGGTCAGGGCGGCGGTCAGCGGCCAGGATGTAACTGTCCTCTCGCAGACCATCGTGATCGAACAGGAGGAGATTAAAGCACTCCTCCGGAGCCCCGATGGCGAGAATAACGCGCCGCTCAGTCGCTGCACACAATTCAAGACACTTCCCCGACTCCGTAGGCGTTGGGCGTTGGCCTTTCACTTCGAAGAAAACGTCCTGATCGGTGAGTAGGAAATCGGGCAGATAGGCGCCACTTGGCAGAGCGTACCCCTCCGGCTCGTATTGAACCCGAATACCTGCCACCGCGAAAAAGACGGCCCATCTGGCCTCTGCCCGACTTCTATATTTCACCCCGGCATAGCGGGTTTCGATCGGCCGGATTGTCATGACGCTCTTTCCTGCTCGATGAAGCGCCGCTCATCCTTGGAGAAGTGCATGATTACCTCTCCGGGTCGGCCGATTGTGTCGTGATAGCGAGACTTCTGCGTCTTGATCACCGTGTCATCTTCGTTGACACGGTGGATAATTACGCCAAGGTCAGCTTTATTGTAGAAATTAGCAGAACCTGCGATGTCATACAATGTCGGCATCTTATAATTGCCGTCTGCATCCTTCACACTTTTTGTTGGGTGAGCAATCACGGCGACGTGAACTTGGAACGACTTCGCGAACCTCTTCAGAAGTCGGATGGCGCGACCGATGTATTCCGTCTCCGACTCATCCCTGCGGCGGTTGTGCTCAAGTTCATTCCACGGGTCGATGACGATGATCTTGGCTCCGTGCCGAACGACTGCCAGTTCCATCTTGTCCAGAAGCCAATCGAGGCTGGCGTCGTCATCCTCGCCGGGGATGAGGAACATATGCAGGCGGTCGACCCACGCGTCAGCGGCCTTGCGTTGCTGGAAATCCTGGGTGTGCTCCGGGATGCCGTGGAACCATGTCCGCAGCGATCGGCGGTGATCGCGCTGCGGTTCCTGCTCAAAAGAGGCCCATGCCACAGGCAGATCGTGGTCGGTGGAAATACCACACATGAGATCGTTGACGAACGAGGTCTTGCCGAACCCAGGCGTCCCCGTGAAGACCGAGAAATCCCCAAGCCGCAGCTTGAAGTTCTCCCGGAACAGGGCGTGCCTGGGCTCGAAAATCTGCATCGCCGGCAGCGGCGGCAGCTCGCCCATCCGGTAAACGCCGTCCGCCTTGATCCATTGCGCCCGGTTGATGGTCTCGATGACGCCCTTGGCGCCGTAGTCCTGCAAAACCTCGTTGAGATCCTTGCACCGGTCCCGGCCGCGATCGGCCTTGGACTTCGGATAGGTCAGGTACTTGCACCTGGCCCGGCCAAGCTGGATCGAAAGGTCTTGGAGCAACGCGGCGCCGTTCGGGTCGCCATCGGCCGCGATGATGATTTCAGGGACGCGATCCTTGGTCAGAAACGCCTTGATGTCGCCGATCCATGCGTACTTGGTCGACCCTTCCAAATCCTCGGCGGTGCGGTCGCCAGGGGGCGGGGCGCCGTCCGGAACGCTGATCGTGCGCAGGAACCCGGCCTGAATCGCGGCCATGGTGTCGAATTCGCCCTCGGTGATGATCAGGGGGCGCCCAACCATCTCCTCGTCGCGGAGGCAGTCTTCGTTGAACGCGCACCGCACGCCGCCCTTGTCCTGCTCCCACTTGGCCCCCTTGCCGCCTTCCACGATGTCGAACCGGCGATACTTGCGCCGGACGATCTCGCTGTTGCGGGCGAACGGCAGAGCCAGGGCGCTACCACCACCTCGGTCGACGCTCGACAGGCCCATGCGGTCGGCCAGTTCCACGTCCAGACCGCGCGCCGTCAGAATATCCATGTGTGCGCTGCTGATCATCGAACCAGGCTCCTTTGAAATCGCAGTGGAAGCACGAAGCTAGAACCGCATCGCGGTTGATCGTGACGTGAAGGCAGGGGTCTTTTTTTTTCTTACGGTTCGGCGAACACTTCGGGCACGGGGTTCGATAGTCGGATCTATTGGACCAGACCTGTATCCCCGCCGATTGGGCGTTTTGCTCCTTAGTCGCCATCACACGAAGCTCACGCGCTTGGGAGCCTTCGCCTCAGCCCTGCGGCTTGCGATGCCCTCAGCCGATCTGGTCAGGTAGCTTTGCGGATCCTGCGTGCTGTTGGCGTGGCAGGCGGCGCAGGCGGTGTACATTTCCCGCGCCTCGACGCCGGTCCGCTTGAGGAGTGCGCCGAAGAACGATCTGGCCTTGGGCTCAGAGGATCTTCCCCGCTCAGTCAGGAGGATGACCGCCAAATTCCAGGCCATCGTTCCGGGGTCGACGAGCGCCGAAGATTTATCTTCGGAACTATCCTTTACTGTCCCTGTCCCTGTCCCTGTCTTAGCCGTGACATCAACTGTGACCAGCGTGACTGGTGGCGTGACAGGTGGTGTGACTTGCGGAGGATTTTGTTGGCCGAGGTCAGCGACCATTGTCCGCAATTGCCGGGTTGAGGTATCGTATGGCGGAACCTGTCCAGCGGCTCTCAGGATGGCGAAAAGGGCCTTGCGGTCCTCGCGCTCCCGGGCTTTCCGTTCGGCGTCGGCGGTCTTCTTCTCGACGTGGTCCTGACGGAACGGAAGCGCCTCCAAGGCCTTCTCGGCGACGACGGGATGGTAAAGGCGCCCGTCGCTGCACTTGATCCAGCCGCGCAGGGCCATATCCTTGACCTTGCGCCACCTGGCTCCCGCGCCCGATAGGTGGGCCAGGATGCGATCGTCGTCGGGCAGGGACGCGGCGGGCGCCTGGGTCCACGACTTGCACCACAGAGCCAGGGCGGCCTTGAACTCGTCACCCGTAGTCATCGCGAAGACGTCGCTGTCCAAAAGGCGAATGACGTCGAGAGGCATGAACTGAAGGCCACGAAGGTCACAGTCAGGCGGCGTCAATGGTTCTGGAATGCCTCCAGCGCTCATCGGACTCTCACCACCTTGCCGTCGACCACGAGGACTCTCTCGCCTTCCTCAAGCTCTCCAGGGCCGGTCCAGACGGCAGAACCGCCGTTGTGGAACATGGCCAGGACCGAGCCATCGCGGCGCTTGGTCGTCTTGAGCACGTTGAATTTCTGGGCTTGGGTCATGCGGCAACCTCGACGGTTCCAAACAAACCCATGTCGCCGTTGATGCGCTTGCGAGCGATGTCGGCGTATTCAGGCGACAGTTCGATCAGCGTGCAGTCCAAACCCATGCGGTCTGCGACCAGTGCCGTGGTCCCCGCGCCTCCAAACGGATCGAGCACCTTGCCGCCCTTCGGACAACCAGCCTGCAGGCATCGCCGTGCAAGCTCCGTCGGGAACGTCGCGAAGTGCGCGCCCTTGAACGGCTCAATGGCGATTTCCCAGACCGTGAGCGGGGCAGGTTCGAAGTTTCGGAGATAGCGGCCCTCACCGCGACCTAGGGCCATAAGGCCTGTGTGGCTCTTGCCTTCAGCGTGCGCTGGGTCGATGTTCGGCGCGCGCCGTTCTGCGGATGGGATGGCGTTTCCGAGCGTGTGGCGCCCATGCGTCGAACGCCCGCGAATTTCCTTTGTTTTCCCCTTGCCGCGGCCTTCGCGATGGAAGGAGCCATGACCACCCGCGCCGGTATCCCAGCCGTCCGGCATCTTGACGCGCCGATTGCCCTTCGTGGTGCGCGGCCCTGGTGAGCCGCCCACGTATGAGCCGCCCCGGTAGCCGTTCGCGTCCTCGTCGCTGGCGCGACCCTGCTTGACCTCGTCGGCGTCGTAATAGCTCCCGATCTTGAGCCACCGCGCGCCGTCACGCTTGGGGTCGGTCACGAGGGCGCAGCGCTCTTGCAGGTCGGGGGCGAACGACAGTTCGCCTGTATCCCGCGCCCGCCAGATGTCCGCATCGGCCGACTTGGTGAGCATGAAGATTTTCTCATGCGCGATGGCTGGCCGCTGCGATCCCGACGAGTCGGGCATGGCGTTCGGCTTTCCCCAGATGCATTCCGCGCGCACGAACCAGCCCTGTTCGTAGAGGCTCGTCGGTGCTGGGCGGTCGATGCCTGGAACCTCGCCCCTGTGCAATGCCTTGAGGCCCTCAAAACAGGCCTTAGCTACGTCACCGCTCGGCGGCATGCCGAGTGCGAGTCGCGCTTCGTGCTGCTTTGCCACTAGGTGAGGGTAAACCTCGCGAAGAACGGCCTTCGCCTTAGAGTCTCCGATACGCCAAACGTATGCCTGCCGCTTATTGGTAGCGCCCATCTTGGCCGGACGGACCGTTCCGACTCCGGTAATGGCAACGCAGCGATCAAGGAGCGCCTTGCAGGTGTTGGAAATTGTCACGCCAGACGCGAAGTGCGCTTGGGACCGCACCGATTTTCGATCCCGCCCGGTCGGATACCCTGCAGGCTGAGTGGCGCCGAAAATAGAGCCCTCGCCGTCGATTAGACAGGCCAGCCAAACGCGGTCGGCCAGGGCCGATATTTTGCCGGTGTAGAAGGGTTCTTGAAGTGCAACCGCCAAGCGGTTCGGCAGCATCAGCAAATCCTTGGCCTTGATCAGGCCGCCGACTGTGGACATTGGCTTGTCGCGAAACGTCCGGTCATCAAGACCTGCAGCTTTTCCATCGGCGGCGCTCCTTCCGTTCGGAGCGCTGGCGTAGCAATCGCCGTAGTTCATCCAACACGTGCCGGTCGGCTTCAGGACGCGCCGCAGTTCGCGAAACACCTCTACCATCTTCGTGATATGGTCGGCCAAGGTCGGCTCAAGGCCGATCTGACCCACAACGCCGTAGTCGCGGAGGCCCCAATATGGCGGGGATGTGACGACGATGTCGAAGTAGTCGTCCGGCAATTCAGCCAAGCGGGCGAGCACATCGCCGATGAGGATGTTGACGCTCACGCCGCCGCCCTCCCCTTCGCCGTTCCGCGAGCCACCATGACGGCCAGGATTTCAGCCTGGACCCGGGATAGCTCAGCGTCGGACCAGCGTTCGATCTGCTCGCGTGGTGGGCCTTCGCGGACGATGACGAACGAGCACGCTCGGCCTGGCGTCCAAGAAATCATCTTGTCGTCGCGCATCTGCTCCAACGCGTTGTAGATTGGTGTCGTGCTGGACCCGACGTGCTGGGCGATCTGGCGGACGCTCGGAGACACAGTGCCATCGGTGAGGTCGCGGATGGCGTCGAGGATGCGGTTGCGGAGCGATGGAAAGCTCATGCGCTCACCTCCTTGAAAATGTTGGTGGCGGCCTGGCGGGCGGCGTCTCGCGGCCCGGCGATGTCCGGCGCGTAGACCCCGGTCAGGTAGGAAAGGGTCGCGTGAGCGTCCTCCAGCCCCAGGAGCGCCACGTAAGCCTCACTGGCGCGGATGATCAGGGTTCGGCACGCGTCGGGCTGTGACGCCTCGCTGAGACCGCCGAGGTAGCCCTTGACCGTGGAGTCGGCCTTGTGGACCAGCGCCGCGGACTCAGCCTGGCGCCGAACCTTGGTCAGGCCACGGTCGATGCGGGCCTCAACAGCGGCGAAATCGCGGCTCACTGGCTTGCCGCCAGAAAATCGGACCCGGCCCGGGTGATGGTGCAGAGGCATTTCGGATCGCCGAGGCGGACGGTCTTGACCTCGTTCTTGGTGATCAGGCCCCTTGCGGCTAGAGCTGAGGTGATGATCGATGCGCGGTTCTCAGTTATATCCAGGGCGAGCGCGATGGCCTTCATGCCGCGCGGTTCGATGGAGAGCGCGGCGAGGATCATCGGCTCAAGCTCGGCAACGGATCTGGGCGGCGCTTCGGATTCGGCGGCGAGTTGCGATTTGGACCGTGCGGCGAGGCGCAGGGCTTCGGCGCGGGATAGACGGGCCTCCCAATCGCCGGGGCCATCATTCGGCCTCAGAACCACCCGAGCCGGTTTGCGATCGATCTCGGTCCGGCGCGCGGTGAAATAGGTGGCCGCGCCGCCCGTGGTGCTGAGACCTATCTGGATGGCTGGATTGTGCTGGCGCTGCGCCGATCGGTCGAACACCGCCCGGCCGAAGCCCTTTGCGTCTGTGGTCACGCTGCGGTCGCGATCCAAGGATGCCTCTTTTGCGGAGTTCATGCGGCGGCCTCGGTCAGGGGTTCGATGGCGACATGCACCATCGGACGGGTCGGAAAGGCGGGGGTGTGGAAAGGGCTGGCCCAGGCCAGGACAACTCGCTCTGCGAGGTGGTCGCCGACGATCACGCCGGAGGACTTCAGCAGGTCCAATGTGGCCTTGGCCAAGTTGTCTAGGTCACGCGCCCGGCGGTCGGGGCGGTCGAAAGTCAGGGTGGCGTTGAAGTGCGCCGGGATCTTGCCTTTCGCGGCTGGCGGAACCATCCACCCCGCTTCGACCCGCCAAGCCTTGTAGCGCTTGGATGGAATGCGCTTACCCGTTCCGTCCGGAAACAGATTGTTCAGCGAGGGCGGAAAGGGGAGATCGAAGCCGATCATGGCGCCACCAGACATGCGGCGACGACGCAGACGAACGCACCGGTCAGCAGCTTCCACGCCAGCCGATTAGACTCCTGGTAGGGATTGCATGCGCACAGGCTGCCGAAGCCGAGGCCGATGGCCGCTGCTATGAGGGCGTGATGGATGTTGGCGATCATTTCGACCCCGCCGTCAGGTTCCAGCCCGCGTCACGTTCAGCCCGCAGGCGGCGGTTCATCTCGTCGCGGCGCTCCTGGATCGTCAGAGCTTCACGGCGGCGCTTATCGGCGGCCTTGAGCGCCAGGATGCGGCCCGCGTCATAGTCGGAGACGGGGCGGGTCCAGCGGATGCGGAATAGGTCGCGGAGGTGGAAGGTGCGGGTCATTTTGAAACCCCGCGACACCAAGTTGAAACGGTCGGCTGCGAAACACCCCAGGCCCGTGCGGCTGCACTTTGAGATGTCTTCATGGCGGAAGCGATGACCGCGCTTCGAAAACCCGCGTTGTACTTTCTGGGCCGCTTAGTGGGCTCACAAAGCCCTGCGCGATTGATGACGCCAGCGACAGTGCTGCGGCTGATTTTCATTCTGGCGGCGATGACTCCGAAGCTTCCACCAGCCTTGCGGCGGCGAATTATTTCGGCATCCCTGACAGGGTTGTCGACCATCACAGACCCACCCACCGGCAGACCAGCACCGCGGCGCCGTAGAAGGCCGCCCAGCCAAGGACGGACAGGATGATGATGGCGAGCCAGATCTTGCCGCGTTGCGACTGGGTCAGATTGCCCGGACGACGGGCCGCGCCAGCCTTGGGCAGCATCGGCGCGACCATGGGGATTTGAGCGGCGCGCATGGTCAGCGACGATCGCAAAGTTCGACCGCGAGCGCGATCAACAGGACGATGGCGCAGATGCCCAGAACGATGAGGACGGGAATCCAGAGCGGCGCCGTAACCCACCACCACGACCAGTCGATGACGTGGGTGAGCTTGAGGACAACGAAGGCGACGAACAGCAGGCCGGAAATGCCGCAGCCGCCGCTGCGGGTGGTGTTGGACTCAGCCATTACACCGCCTCCGCCTGGAGGATGACGCGAGCCCCGGCGTGGTTGGGCGGCCCGACAATGCCCTCCGCTTCCATCCGCTCCATGATCGCGGCCGCGCGGTTGTAGCCGAGCTGGAGGCAGCGCTGGACGTAGGAGGTGGAGGGCTTGCCATCCCGCCGGACCAGGGCCACGGCTTGGGCGTACAGCGCCTCGTCTTCCGGGGTTCCGTCGATCATCGCGAGGGCTGCGGCCATCTGGTCAGGCGTCGCGGCGACGGCGGAACCGTTTTCCATCGTCAGGGTGACTGTGGCGATGCCGAGCGAGGTGTCGGCGCGTTGGACGGGTTCCGAGGTGTGGCCAGTGCCTTCCACGGTTCCGAGGTAGAGGTCGAGCATCGCGTCGTCTTCGGCCCGCTTGGCACGGTCGATCTTCAGGGCGCGCACGACCTTGCGGAGGGTCTTTTTGCAATAACCGTTGCCGTGAGCCTCCTTGAGCACTTCGTTGAACTGCTCGGTGATCTCGGCGCGCTCCACGTCCAGCCGTTCCAGCCGGTCCACGATGGACTTCAGCTGGGCTTGGGCCTGCTGGTTCAAAACGTCAGCGGTCGCGGTCTCTTCGGCCATGGTCTGGCCTCCCTTTATGGTTGATGGTGGTTGGGTTGGTGGTCTGTGGACCGGCGGCGCCTCACCGATCCGGAGGCCCGGTTTTCCAGCGCAGCCAGAACTTGCGAACGGCCAGGCGAAGCGCCCGCCACAATGCCAAGCGCGGCCCGCCGTTCGGCGAGTTGTTGTTCAAGTTCCCTCACTTCGGCCTCTAGGCGGGCCGCTGCTGCGCTCGGATGAAAGACGGCATCGGTCAGGTCGCGCCCGAACGTGGCGACAAGGCCAGCCCAGTGACGGGCAACGGGCCAATGGCCCCGGCGGATATTTTCAGCGGTCCGGACGTCACACCCGATCATGCGCGCCAGAGTCTTGGCGTCGGCCTTGGATCGGACGAACGCCTTGAGACGGTCGGACAAAAGTTGCGGATTGGCCCGCATGCACTGCTCCATGGTCTGAGTCATCTTGGGATGACCTCGGAACACGGGGCGAAGCGGAGACCTTGGGAATGCAGTGGCAAGCAGCGGCCGATATCGACTTCACGGAAGCCATGGTCCTGCTGCGGGCGGCAAAGCGTAACGACGACATGGCCCGGGAAGACCCCGAGCTGAACGGCCTGAAGAAGGTCGCGAGCGCCTACAGAGCCCGGGCAATGGGACTGGTGGCGGATGGGCTGGATGAGCCGGTAGGATGACGGAAGTTCGAAACAGCGGGTATGGTTGGCGCCATACCCGCGCTTCGTCGTGGGCGCCGCTACAGGCGGGAGTCGAGACGGTTCGTGGCGCTGGCGATGTTGCCGGCCAGGCCGATCAGATAGTGCAGCCGTTCCGTGATCATGCCGCTGAAGTCGGACGGCGTTGCCGAGGCCTTCGCGTTCTCCGCTTCGCTGTTGTTGTCGCCGAACAGGCGGTAGGAGATGCCGTTGAGCGCCGACTCCGCCGAGTGCAGCCGCTTCATCGCTTCGTCCAGCATGTCGCTGACCTTGAGCGTCAGCGGCGCATCGGCCACCGGCGAGATCATATTGGCCGACCCGACAGACTTGGCCGAGTATCGAGCCGCTTCGGGCGCCATGTCCGGTTCCGCATAACTCATGTGACCATTCCTTTTCGCGCAGACCCGGCGCGGGGCGGGTTTCCGATTGGTCGGAATGAGGATTGGGACCGGCGAGTACGGTTTTATCCTCGCCGGTCCCGGCACGCTTGGACCCAGAGAGGGAGCAAACCGGGTTTGTCGCGCGTGCGTTCGAATGAGGTTGGCGCGGGACCGGAGGGCTGTCACAGCCCCGCGCCGCCGACGTCAGGTGGGGGGAACCTGAGCCGGTGTTGGAATTGGAATTGTTGCCCCCGACCATATCAACCAGCCTTGAGGAGCGCTTGAATGGCTGAACCCGAAGAGCCCAACGGCAAGGTGAAAACCAGCATCGAGCTGGAGTTGCTGGTCGCCGTCATCATGGCGCTGGCCAGGGTGTCAAAGCCGAAACGACGCATCGCCTTCCTGCGGGCGATAGACGGCGTGTTCAGGGGGTATGAGGCTGGAGCCGCGGTGCGCCGGATGCGACGTCCAAGGGACGACGCCGCCCTGCTATCCTGCCGGCGCACCGCGCACCGATATTTCCAACAGCACCTGCCGTTGTTCCTCGGTGGGGCCAAAGCCTCGCTGGTTGAGCCCGAATGAGACCCAAAACGCGGGTTTTCCCCAGCGTCCAGAAGTTGACGCAGCGAAACGTGCGACCGCTTGACGCACAACCTAGGATGCGACCGTTTCCGACGCGCCAGCGCCGCAATGTTCCCGCTATGGTCCCCGCGGGGACGACAGTGCGGGGTTTGGGCGGTGCAACAGTACGAAGCACGCGCGGTGTTCTCGATGTTCGACATCGGGGTCACGGCGCTTATCGGCCGGGGCGGCAAGACGTGCCGAAAGGGCATGCGGGCCATGGACGAGAGGTATGCGAAAGTCGGCGTGGCCGAGACGGAAAAGCCCGTCGCGACGCCCATCGCCATTGGCGCGGAAGACGCGCGACTGATGCTGCGGGCACGGTGTGGCCTGTGCACCAAGCGCTGCAAGGAGCCACTGGCGTAGGTCATCACGCGGCGCTCAGATCGCTGATCGCGGCCTTGATCCGGCGGAGGGTTTTGGATTGAGGATCGGTCCGCCCCTCCTTCCAGCGCCAATAGGTCGAGGTCGCGACACCGGCCCTGGCCAGCGCCGTGCCCATTTCGACACCCTTGGCGTTCGCCAGGCTTTCGATCTCAGTGACTTCCGGTGCTTTGGTCATGCCCCAACACTATGCACGCGTGCATAGATGTCAACGGAATTTCTATGCGCCTATGAAACTAGGGACTCGCAAGGCGCCCGTGCGACCATGCATGCTATGGCGAAGAAGACACCAGACACGGCAACCGAGGCCCAAGTTCAGCTCAGAAAGGCGATCAGCGCCTATGTCCAGGAGGCGCGCCGCCTGAAAGGCTGGTCCGGGGCTGAACTTGCTAGGGCGGCCAACGTCGGACAATCCACAATATCCCGCGCGATCGGCGGAAAGCACGACACGCAGTATCCGAACCTGTTCCGTATTGAGGCGGCAACCGGCCTACCGATACCCGAAACTCTTAAGGCCCTAGCTATGGGATCCGCTTCGCATGGCACCGCTCCGCCGCGCAACCCTGAGGTCGAGCGGATGATCAAGGACGTGCTCGCCAAGCCGGAAGATGCCCAACGAGCCCTGCTAGACGAACTTCAGCGTCGCCTTAGGGTCGTCCGCTAGCCGCATCCCACCATAACGCACCTCGGAATGCGAAAGCTCGCGCAACGAACTATGCACGCGCGCAATCTTTTCTGTTGCGGCACCTATGCACACGTGCATAATGATCCTGTCACCCCACAGGAGCCGCCCAAATGGCGACGCAGCCGAACCACCACTCCGACCCTTCCAGCCCCGAGGCATCTGCCGCGTGCAGCGTCTCGGTTGTTGGCCGCGCTGCTGCTGTTGCCCATGCTGACCGCATGGCGGCCAATGCTGTTAGCGCCGCTCGCGCTGACTTCTGGTCGGCCGTCGCTCGCGCTGCTCGGTGTACTGCGTGATGTCCGCCGACTCCAAGACCCTCGCCCTTGCCGCAGCCCTAGCGCAACTGGATGCGCCGCGCTCGGTGAGTGCCGCGGCCTCGGCCAAGGAAGCGCTGAGCCGCAAGTGCCCGCGCTTCGTGCCGAACCCGGCCCCGATCCTCCCCTTCCTGAACGCCGATGCGCAACTTCGCCAGATCGTCGAGGGCCTGCCCGCTTCGGTCGAGGCTTTCACGACTGACGGCGGCGTCTCGTACGGGTTCCGCAAGGCTTCGGCCGCTCAAGTGAAGCGGGTGGCGGCATGAGCGCCCAAGATACCCTCCTCCAAACCGTTGGCGGGGCTGAACGCTTCGCTCGCAGCTTCCACGGCCGCAGCCACTACCCTGACCGGGTTGCTGAGCGCGCCGTGGCCGACGCCGTCAGCCTGTACGATGCGGGCACGGCCGAATTGATCCAGGCTGGCCTGGACGCGGAAGCCGCCGAGCAATGGCAGGCCAAGTTCGTGAAGCTCTGGACGGCCTACCAGCACGCCGGCGCTCGGGTCATGAACTGGTTCATCACCGGCCCGGCTAACTTCCCGGTCGAGCGCAACCGCAAGCGCATGGAGATCGAACAGCGCCGGTGCGACGAGTTCTACCAGCACGCCACTGGCGCGGCTGAGTTCGCCCGCCGCCGCACCCGTTCGGCTGAGCGAGCTGCGCTGTCCGCCGTGTCGGCTGAGACTGAGCACCAGGACCGTGCCTTTGCGGGCGGTCGCCTCGTCTTCAACACCACGTTGGACCGGATCCAACTGGTGTTTGATGGCCGCCCCGAAGCCGAGACCATCAAGGAACTGAAGGGCCGCGCCTTCCGCTGGTCGCCTCGCGAGGGTGCGTGGCAACGGCAACTCACCCGCAACGGTGTGTGGGCTGCCGAGGCGGTGATCAAGTCCCTCCAGTCGCAAGCCCCTCCCTCCCCCGTAGAACAGAAGGAGGGATAAGTCGTGGTCTCACGCCCCTACACCGTATCGGGTCATTGGCCCTTCCCGCTGGACATGCTCCGTCATGACCAGGCCCGCGTCGCCTCGCCCGAGGACCAGGCCCTCATCGAGCGCCTGAGCGGCGACTTCACGGACAATGGCTTTGGCCTCCGTGAGGCCGTGTCGGTCCGACTCCTGATGGAAGGTGGACCGCGCGAGAAGCGCTATCGCTACGGGCGCTTGTTCCCGAATGACGCCCGGTGGCGGTCCTTCGGCTGGAAGATCACGGACGGCGACAAGCAACTCAAGGCCGACCTCGCGTGGCAAGAGCGCCACCGCCGCGAAGACGAGCTGAGGCGGTCGGGCTTAGCCAAGCTGTCCGATGACGAGCGCATCGCCCTTGGTCTCTCCCCCGCCCTTGAGGCTTCAACCCTCCAATCGAAGGGAGGCTAGGTTATGGCTCAGTTCATCACCTTCGCCGACGCGCTCAGCATCGTTGACGCGTGCGGCGGTACGTACTCGCAGGCGGAGACGGAAAGCCGGTTCGGCGAAGGGTACACCGCCGCTCTCGACGCAGCCGAAGAGGCGCTGAAAAGAGCTGCGGGCGAGCACCGTCCCTTCGAGGCCTGGGTCTTGCAGCGCAACGACTTCCCCCACGCCGTCTATCTGCACGAAGCGTCGGCGCGAGCGGAGTGCGAACGCCAACGCGAAGAAGAGCGGTACTGGCGCGAGGAGAACAAGCACGTCGCCGACGTGAAGGTGTTCTGGAACGTCTACCCTGTCCTCTCCCCCCTTGAGGCTTCGGTCTCTACCCCCTCTCAGATGGGGGGGAATTAGAGTGGGAAATCAAGATCATAGCTCATCCCAGGACCTTCAAGACGACCAGTGCGGCTCGCAGCTTGAGGCTGCTATCGGTGCGACGGCTGCACTCGCTTCCGGCGCAACGGAAGACTGGATCGAAGAAGCAGTTCGCCTCGCTGAGATCGGTGAATATCTCTACGATCACCAGTCGTTCAGCGCAGGCAACGGCTACGACGAGCCGCGCGAGTTCAGCATCAACTGGGAATGGCAGCAGTCCAAGCCCCACGAATATGGTCAAGGTGTGCTGCTGGCCGAGGCCGCGAAGTGGCATGACGAACTTGTCGCCGATGGTATGCCCACGGTCGCATCTAAGCTCCGCACCCTCGTAACCGACCAAGCCGAGCTAATCGCCCAGCGCGCGGCTCTGGTGGAGGCGGTGCAGGGCTTGGAATGGGCGTGCGAGCAACTGGCCGCTACCCGCGGCATGGCAACCTATGATGCCATGATCGCGGCTGGCCAGGCCGATGCCATGATCGCTCTCGACAACGCCCGTAGGACTGCTCGCGCCCTCCTCTCCACTATTCAGGCTGGGGGTGCGAAATGACCCGCCCCAACCCCTTCGCCCTGTCCATCTGCGGCAACTTCGTAGTCGAGCGCCAGGAAGGTGACGTCTTTCCAACCGTGATGCTGGTCCGCGAGGCCTTGGCCCGCCAGCGGCGCTGCGAGCGCGACGGTGCCCGATACGAGGGCGAGGCCGACCGGTGCCGCCTCCAGGGCGACATGCCGTCCATGGAATACGCCATGGGCTTTGCGAGGGTCAACCTCACCCAGGCGGCGGAAATCGCCGAGGCTCTGAATGGCGTCTACTTCGGGCGGAAGGCGGCATGAACGCTCTTCGGAAGCCCAAGGAAAGCGAAGACGAGGCATTGTCGCGCCGTTTGGTGGCGGCGGGCGCCGAATTGCTCGCGCCGACAAACCCCTACGAGGTGATGCGCTTTCGCACCCGCTACGGTGTCGGCGTAATCTACACGAACGCCAAGGGCCGCCGGAAAGAGAACGCCGAGGCCACGCTGGCGCTGACGCATCTGCGGGACCAGCCAGGCGGCTTTAAAACTCTCGCTCCGGTGCCGGTCGTAGCGCGTCAGAAGTACGCGGGCTCGGTGAAGCGTATCCTGGAGCGTGACGGACCCTGCTGCTTCTTCTGCGGCAAGCGCCTCGGCGAGGATGTCACCGTCGAGCACTTAGTGGCCATCGCCCATGGCGGCCCAAACCACATCAGCAACCTCTTCCTCGCGCACAGCAAGTGCAACGAGACGGCGGGTCACCTGAGCGCGCCGGAGAAGGTCGCGATGCGTGATGGGCTCCGCAAGGCTCTTGGCCAAGATGGAGCCGCGGCATGACCCTCGCCGCCCTCGCCCGTCAGATCCGCAAGGCGTCCTTCGCCCTGCCGTCCAACCACCCGGACCAGGGCGCGCTCTACGCCGCTCACGAGGTTCTGGTCAGCTCAACACCGACAGCAGCCGCTCCCACTCCGAGCGTCGTCACAATCCATGAGGGCCAGGCTGCGCGCTCTCTTGGACGGGAGCAGCGATAATGCGCACGACCCGCACCCAATACGAGGCCGTCACCGCCTACGGTCAGCCGATCACCACGTTCGAAACCGTCGACCAAGCCGAGACCTGGGAGCGCTCGAACACCTTCTTCCCCGGCGCCCGCGTCGAGTCCGTCACCACCACGGTCGTTCGCCTGCCGATCCGCCCGACCCTGCGGCTGGTCACGCCGACCGCGGCCTCGTGGAGGAAGTGATCGCCATGGCTCGGCTTGCGATCTCCCTCTGCTGGAACCCGGCTGTTCTCAAGGCCTGGGGCGAACAGCACGCGGCGATCCTGGCGAGCCTTCCTGAGTACGTCCTAACCGCAATTCGAGCCGCCTATGCCGATCGGCTGGCGGTGCTGAAGGAGCGCCAATAGATGGCCGCCGCAAAGAAGAAGTACGAGCCCGACCCGATCCGCGAAGCCAGGGCCGCCGCTGCGCTGCGGGCCAGCCTGGCCGAGTCGGCGGACGGCGACGGTGAACTGCTTGTCGACATGATCGAGGGCGAAACCGACCTTTTCGAAACCATCGACGCGCTTCTCGTCGGCATCCACGCTGACACGGGCGTCGTGGCCGGCATCTCCAGCATGCAAGACGCGTTGGAGGGCCGCAAGACCCGGTTTCAGAGCCGGATCGAGCGCGCCCGCGCCTTGATCGAGCAAGCGCTGTCCATCGCGGAAATCGACGCTCCGGTGGAGCGGGCAGGCGGAACGCTGTCCCTCGCCAAGCGCGCGCCCTCGCTGGTCGTCGTCGAAGAGGCGGACATACCCGTCGACTATTGGAAGGCGGGCAAGCCGACCCTCGACAAGACCACCCTTACCGCCGCGCTGCGCGAGGCCGCCAAGGCTCGTGATGAAGCCCTGAAGATCGAAGACGAGGCGAAGCGCGCCGCCGCCCTGGCCGCGCTTCCCGCCCCAATCCCTGGCGTGGCCCTGTCCAACGCCGCCCCCTCCCTCTCAATTCGGGTGAAATGACCATGAGCGCTCTCGCCGTTATCCCCGCCTCCAACGTCTGGTCCGGCGCCCAACTGTCGCTGATCAAACGCACCGTCGCGACTGACTGCAACGCCCAAGAATTCGACCTGTTCGTGACGGTCGCTCAGAACGCCGGCCTGGATCCGTTCCGCAAGCAGATCAGCGCCCTGGTCTTCAACAAAAACAAACCGGACAAGCGCCGGATGGCCATCGTCACCACGATCGACGGTCTGCGCGTCATCGCCGCCCGCTCGCGCCGCTATCGCCCCGACGAGGACGAGCCGGAGTTCGTCGCCGACCCGGCCATGAAGTCAGAGACCAATCCGCTTGGCCTGGAAAAGGCCCTGGTCCGCATCTGGATCGCCGACGACATGCGCGAGGGCGGATGGAAGCGCGTGACCGGCGTGGCCTATTGGGACGAGTTCGCACCCGTCTCCGATGAATGGGGCGAGGATGAAGCCACCGGCCGGCGCAAGCCCACCGGCCGCAAGGTTCTTGACACCGGCGGCAATTGGGGCCGCATGCCCCGCCTGATGCTGGCCAAGTGCGCGGAGTCCCAAGCCCTACGCAAGGCGTTCCCGGAGGATCTTTCCAGCCTCTACGAGCGCGCCGAACTGGATCAAGCCATCGCGGGCGACATGCTGCCCAGCGAGCAAGTCGAAGCCGCCGCCGTGGAAACACGGCTGGCGCGCATCGGCGGCGGCGGCATCCTTTTCCAGTTCATGCCGAACGAGCCGCTGGAGAGCGTGCCGGTTGGCAAGATCGCTGACCGGGTGATCGGAGCCTCCAAGGAGTTCACCAGCACCAAACATCAGGCCTGGTTCGAGAGCGTCAACCGCGCCGCCATGCAGGAGTTCTGGGCTCGCGCCCAGGCCGACGCTCTGGAGGTCAAGAAGGTGCTTGAGCGCCGGGCCGTCGAGCTGAAGGCCGCCGAAGCCGAGACGGCGGACGCCTGATGGAACAGGCGCCCTTCCCTTTCATCTGGAACGGAGAGGCAATGGTTCCGCCTCGCGCCTTCGCGCGCAGGGCGGACCAAGTCTTCGTCGTCGGCCAGGCCTACACGCTCGTCGAGGTTCAGGACCGCTCGTCGGCCAGCCATCGTCACTACTTCGCCCTGGTGCGGGAGGCTTTCGTCAATCTGCCAGAGGCGGCGGCTGAGCGGTTTCCGACCGAAAACCATCTGCGCAAATACGCCCTGATCAAAGCTGGCTTCTACGACGAGCGGTCGTTTCCCGCCGCGTCTCGGGCCGAAGCCCTTCGCCTGGCGGCATTCCTGCGACCGGCCGACGAGTTCGCCCTGATCATCACTACGGGCAACATGGTCACGGAATACAAGGCCAAGAGCCAGGACAGCAAGTCCATGGACCGAGCCACCTTTCAGGACTCGAAGGACAAGGTCTTGGCCGTCCTGTCCGAGATGATCGGCGTCACTCCATCCACCCTTCAGCGGCAAGGGGAACCGGCGTGAAGTTCGATTTGATCACCCCGTGCAAGGACTGCCCCTTCCGCACTGACGTCGCGCCCTATCTCACGGCTGAGCGCGTCTACGAGATCGGCGACGCCTGCGAGCGTCGGCAAGAGACCTTCGCCTGCCATAAGACCGTCGAGTACGACGACGAGGGCGAACCAGTCCGGACGCAGAAGGAACAGCACTGCGCCGGCGCCCTGATCATGCTGGAGCGGCTGGAGACCCCAAACCAGATGATGCGGATCGCCGAGCGCTTCGGCGCCTACGACCGCACCAAGCTGCGTATGGACGCGCCCGTGTTCGAGGACTTCGAGGAGATGGCGGAGGCGCAGCCGCGATGATCCGCGACCCAGAAACCCGAGACGCCTACGCCATCGTGAAGGCGGACAAGGCCAAAGCTCGGAAGGCCCGCAAGGAAGCCGCTCGCCAGCACATCCGCGCCATCGTGGCGACGAAGGCCCCCGGCCAGCGCCAGCCGCGCGAGAAGGCCAACGCCTACCTGCAGGCCCTTCGTCGCGTGCCGTGCGCCGTCTGCGGCGCCCTTCCCTCAGACGCCGCGCACCTCCGCTTCACCAACATGGCGGTCGGCCGCCGCAACCCGGGCATGGGCATGAAAAGCCACGACCGTTTCGCAACTCCGCTGTGCCGGGCCCACCATACCGAGCAGCATGCGGCGGGCAACGAGGCCGCCTGGTGGGCCGCGCATCGCATGGACCCTGACGCCCTTGCCGCAGCGACCTATGCCGCCTTCCTGGCTGGGGGCGACATGGCCGCTGTCGTCCAGGAATACCGGCCAGCGGGTGGCGCGGAACGCGTCCACACCGGGCAACTCCGGGATGAATACTCATCTTCTCCCCGCTCTACTAAGGCTGGTGCCTGATGGACAGGGGGAGAGGAGACCTGGGGCGCTCGCGGGCCGCCTTCAAGCATCAACAATTCAATGGGGGCCTCGCATGAGCCGTCGTAAAATCCTTGTGGCCGATCTGCTTTGCGGTGCCGGCGGATCTTCTACCGGCTGTGAGCGCGCCCTGCGTGAACTCGGCCTGGAAATGGAACTCGTCTGCGTCAATCACTGGCAGACGGCGATCGACACCCACACGCTGAACCACCCGAAGGCCCGGCACTTCGTTCAGGATATCGCGACCGTTCGGCCACACATCC